TCCAATAGCTCCTATAGGTCCTATAGGAATTACTTAAAAAACATACCATCCGAGGAGACATCATGTCTAAGCATATTTCTGTAATCTTCTTCCTACTGTTTGCAGCAAGCACAGCTCTGGCCGGTTTTGATGGCGCTAATGCTCCAGGAGGTCAGCAAGTTGGTGGAGCTCCTAATTCGTCCCAAACTGGTGGAGTAGGCTATAAGAGCGGAAAGCCCTCTTCTGCTAAATCCTCTTCAGGCAGTAAGACACCAGAGGGTGGCGCTAAGAGTCAGAAAGGCAAGAAGTAATGATTAGAGCACTCTTACTCCTTCTTTTCTCTGGAGCCTCTTTTGCTGGTCCATACGCAGGAATCACTTATTCTCATGATAATGATATGGGATTTTGCTCTGATGTAGAGTATTGTGATTCAGTCAGACTGTTCGCTGGATATGACCTCAATATCACAGAAAACACTTATTTAGATGCATATGTATCATATAGAGATCAGCTAAATGGATCTCCAGAAAGGAAGCCTAAGAGTGCCTCTGTCACAATTATCCATAGATTTTGAACCATGAATGAATGTATGAAGATCCTTTTTCGAGAGGTAGAAAGAGCTGAAGATTACCTCTTCCACGCAAAAAGGACTGGAGATTTAGATCTTCAAATGCTATACTTCTCTGAGATCCAACTCCTTAAGAGGATCCTTAGAGAGCTCTCGGAAGAATACAATGGCTAGGAATTACCGACAAGAATACGACAGATACCAGGGGAAACCAGAACAAAAGAAGCGTCGAGCTAAGCGTAATGCTGCTCGTCGTAAGCTGATGAAAGCGGGTAGGGTAAGGCTAGGAGACGGTAAGGATGTCGATCATTCTAACGGCAATCCTAACGATAACTCAGCTAAGAACTTAAAAGTAAAATCTAAAAGTTCCAACAGATCATTCAAACGGAACAAGAAGGCAGGCAAGGCTTAATGGCTAAAAGTGACGAGAAACCCAAACTGACCCCAATGGAGGAGCTATTCGTAGAGCAATACTGCTCTGAGACGAATGGTAACGCTACTGAGGCTGCTAGACGTGCTGGGTACTCTCGTAGTGTCGTTGAGAAAGCATATGAGCTCCCTAGGAAGCATCACATAGCTCAAGCAATAGACAACTGGCGAGAAGCCAGGAAACGCTCTTTTTGGGTCACTGAGAGCCAGATACTGCAAAGGATGTGGGAAGAGGCTAACTTCTATGATCAGGGGGCTACTCATGCAGGTAGAATCTCTGCTCTGGTTAATCTCGGTAAACATCTCGGAATGTTTGGTGAGGGGGCTAAAAAGGATGGTGTGAAAGGTGCTGGAAACACCTATAATATCATTAACTATGCCAGTGCTGATCCAATGGGGCAAAAGGTGTCCCAAGCTGTAAAAGAAAAAGAAGCTGAAGTTCTCGAAGCCCTAGAGAGTCCTGAAGAGGACGAGGGAGCACTCGTCGAAATTAAAGATTATTCTAAGTCTGAAAGGTAATATAATGAACACACAAGAATTTGCAGCTGCTTTAGCACAAGCTGAAGCCAAAGAGCAGAAAGCCATTCGTACTCAGAAATTACTGGATCAGCGCATGGAAGATTTAGATGCACGTGAAAAGAAACTTGAGTTTCGTGAGCAGAATATTGAAATGCGTGAACTAGCTGTCACCAAACGTGAGCAGTTGTTACAGGAAAGCTAATGGCAACAGTCACATTCGACGGTGCAACTCGTGTAAACGATGCAGATGCAAACACCGACTGGAATAACTATGGATCTGGCGGTCCTAGTCCTGCGTCAGAGCCTCAGCTTAGGTACCAGTACTCGGGCACAGGCTCTGTTGGTGCTGTAAACAAAAAGGTAACATCGACAACCTCTAGAACTGGTGTTGAGTATAACCCCGGATCAGGGGCTGTTGATATGACCGCGGCAGCTAACCCTCTTTGGTTTGCTAAGGTATACGTAGCTGACTTCGGTGATTTGAATTCCACTTTTGGTGTCGGCCTCATTATCGGTTCCGCCAACAATGCTTACTATGAATATAATGTGGCTGGAACAGGAGCTAATAGATCTGTTTTTAATACCTATCCAGCCCAGGGTGGCTATCTGATTGTAGCTATTAATCCATCTATCTCTGCTTGGAGAGAGGGCACAGGTACTGGAACTCCTGCATTGTCAGCTATCGATTATTTTGCTGTAGGTGCTCAATTTGTTGTTGGTGGTGCTAAATCAGAGAACGTAGCAATGGACGCTATCGATATCGGACGAGGGCTCCTGTTAACTGGAACCAGTGGTTCATTTGCTGACTTCCTCTCAACAGACCAGGATACAATTGCAAATCGTTGGGGTGTTGTAACAGGAAACGCTCCCGTTATTAATGCTCGTGGTCTCCTGACTATTGGCAGTGCGACAGCAACTACTTTCTCAGATTCTACTTATACTGTACTGTTTGTTGATGGTTATCATGGACCTGGAGATGTAGGAACTAAGTTCGATCTTCAGAATGCCAGTACAGATATAACACTAGATTCTACCCTAATCGGCCTTGGCTCTAGTACTACCTCTGATACTCGCCCAGACCTTACGGTAACTGGAACCTCTGGCTCTATGAGTATTGGCGGTTCTATTACTAACCACAGAAATATAGTATTAACAAGCGTTGTAGACGTAGATGGAGCTACTTTAGGTGCTAGTGATATCACACAAAGTTCAGCACATATTCAAAATAGTACTATAATCACCGATAGTGCTTCTGGTGTCGCTGCTATTGATGATGCCACTTTTGGGCAGACGTCTGGGCTACACGATTGCTCTTTTGTCCAAGGTGGATCTGGTCATGCAATAGAGATTACTTCGCCAGGAACTTATAACTTCTATGGGTTTACCTTTAGTGGATATGGAGCAGACACAACTAATAGCGCTGTTATCTATAACAACTCCGGTGGTGCTGTTACTATTAATGTAAATAGTGGAGAGTCTCCTACCTTCCGAAACGGGACAGGGGCCTCTACTAGTATTGTTACTGGTCAGGTAACACTGACCCTAACTGGCCTGAAGGTTAATACCGAAGTCCGTATCTATTCAGCAGGAACGCAGACACCACTGGCCGGAGTAGAGGATTCTGGAACAACTTTCGCGTATACTTACTCATACGCTCCGTCTACTGAGGTAGACATTGTAATTCATAATATCAATTACCAGTACATTAAACTGACAAATGTATTGTTGGGGTCAGGTGATGCCAGCTTACCGATCCAACAGATTCCTGATCGCTGGTACGACAATCCGTAGGAGGATTAAACATGCCCCTTATTACTGACCCCGATAATCTCAATCAAGGTACTGAGATTACTATTGATACAACTAATCTTGAGATCACTCTCAATATCGCAGGTAACTTATCTGCTGATGGTGTGACAGGACAATGCCTGTACTCATTTCTGAAAGAAGAATGGAAGAATGACGCAACCAAGATTCCATTCCTGTTCCCAATGGAAGCGATCACGCCGGAATCGTTTGAATTCATTAACGACTGGCGTCCGGCTGATGATGCTACCCGTAAACTGCTTCGCCAGTGCGGTTGGGCAGAACGTGACGCAGGCACAATCGTACGTGAGTACATGGGCTTTATCTCACTGGGTAACATTGACGCTACCAGTAAAACAGTGGGTGACAAGGCTTACTATGCCTTCGCAGGTGATGCGGCTCGTACTGAGTTCACCTACGCAGGCCCAGTTGATGAGGCTGTACAGATTTTCGGTGGACCGTCTGACGGCGACTTTGATGTGCGTGACCAAACCACTGACCTGTTGACGGCCTTCATTCGTATTCAGGGTAAAACCTACGATCAGGTTACAGCAACAGACATCGGTGTAAGCACACTGACTTACATTGCTTATCGATTCCCGCTGTCGGAAGCAACAGACCTGAAATACTCAGATCAGTCTCCGTACACCGGAATGACGATTACTTATTATGCCACTCCTCAAGCGTCTGACACGTTCCTGACCAACGACTTGTCTGGTGGCCCTTATAACTTCCACGTAGTCATTGATCCAAATGGTGCGACAGCTTCCAAGACCTATGCGTTCTTGAAAGACCAGTTGCGTACTGATGCAGACATTGATGATGGCGCAGGTACAGTCAACGGCCTTCTGGCGGACGACTTGGCGGAATACGTTGGTGATACCTTCAAGACCAAAGAAATCTCTATTGGCGGTGTGGCGCTTGATGGTGACAACCTGAACAGTAACGACATCAACTCTGTGGTGTTTGTTGATGATACGGGTGCAGAGCGTTCATTCCCATTCGTTGCAGCAGGTTCTTTGGTGTTCTCACAAACGTTGCTTGACGATACTTCTGCTGAATACTGGATGTTCTTCACTAACGATGACGCAGGTGACAATTTGGGCAATGACTTCGGTACATCAGGTGCAATTATTGTTGATGATAACTCTGGTACTGATATCCAAGGTCTTGTCTCTGCTCATGTTGATGGTGAGATCAGTTGGGACTTTGACTATGATGGCAACACACAACGTGGTACGGGCTCAGACGGTACAGACGCACCAGTAACAGTCGTAGCGATTGGCCTTGGTGGAGCTCAATACGTTGTAACTACATCAACCATTACCCGAAACGTAGGCCAGAATATCTCGCTTGTTGCGGCTCTGGAACGTAACTACGTTAACGCATAATGGCAGTCTCTATCGACGGATCTAGCCTCTTAATCACTCTCGAATCGGGAGTGACGGAGGTTAATGTTGCTGACATCTACAGCGATTGGAAGCGGTGGGTGATACAAGGCGATAATGCTAAGTATCTCCCCGCTTTCAGAACTGTGGGTGGTGACCCGTTGACGTCAATTATTGATGCAGGTGCGTATTACTTCTTAAGAAACGATTTAGGCTGGAGAATTAAGCCGCCCGAAGAAGATATCACGATTTACACAGCAGGAAACCTTGCAGCTCAAGATACGGGTCTTCCTGTATTCGTACCTACCACCGGTGAGTACACCGCGGCTATATTGGGCTTACAACCTGTGACACAGGGCGTTACACCAGTAATGGCGAGTCAGTTAGCTTTCGGTTCGTTTGCAGGTGGCGTTTGGGTTGACCAATCAAGCTCTTTGTCCGGCACGGGTCTGACAGAAACTGGTGAGCCTATTGGAAACGCAGCTAATCCAGTGAACAATTTCTCAGATGCCAGAGCAATCTCTGTAGCTAATGGATTGCCTGAGACTTTCTTTATCAAAGGTAATGCTACATTAGATTCTGGTGATGATGTGTCTGGCTTTAAGTTAATCGGCTCCAATGCGATCAGAACGGTACTGACTGTGAACGACGCGGCAGAGACCAACAACTGCACTATTGAAGACTGTTATCTGGTTGGTAATTTGGACGGTAACACGTTGGTAGAGCGATGTGTGGTTGATAACGTCAATTACATCAACGGCTTTGTCCATAATAGTATGCTTGCCAATGGTACGATCTATTTGGGCGGTTCTCAAGTTGCTAACTTCTTAGGATGTTACTCCGGGGTTCCCGGTACAAGTACACCAACACTTGATTGTAATGGGCTTAGTAATGATCAATCGACACCGCTGGCTGTACGTGACTATAATGGTGGTATTAAGCTTGTTGGCTTGGACGGTGGTGCAAGTGTATCAATCGATCTAGTTGCTGGTCAGGTGGTTATTGATTTGACTACATGCAACAATGGCGATGTTGTTGTACGTGGTAATGGCAAAGTAATCGATACTAGTGGTAATACTCTGATGTCAGGTACATATAATACCAATCTGGTAATACGCAATGAATCTAATTTTGGTAAACAGATCCAGGAGCTCTGGCAGCTACAGGGTCTGGATCCCAATAGTCCAATAACTGTTACACCGACCTCTAGAACGGCTGGAGATATTGATCAGACGATAACTGGAGATGGAGTAACTACTACAACTGTAACAAGAGACCCATAAATGGCTGTCAACCCTCTTCATACAGCCACTGAGGGTCTATTAGGTGGAGGAAGCCCCTTAACTATTGCAGCTAGGGGGCTCTTATCCAATTTGGCTGGGGACAATGCAATAGTCCCTGTAGTCAATATTGCACTGACGCCTTGGGTCCTCCAGGCAGATGTGCCTCTATTACCAAATGATGTTGATCTGACAGCTTCGAGCATACCGATCACATCAAACATCCCTCTCGGGATGACTGGTGAGTTAGTTACCCTAGGGGTTGTAGAGATCCCAGTAACAACTCATCCAGGAACATGGGAGCTTCCTCCGAGTATCTCGGAAATTCCAAGCCTTAATGTTCCTATAGACACTCAAACGCCTCTAGGTCTAGAAGGCGAGATGTCTGTTATAGCGGTCCCTAATATCCCTATTAGTGTCAGTATACCTTTTGCATATACGGCACCGTCAGGGTTCCAACCTTGGAAAGAGACCATTAGGTACACCCTGTACTTACAAAGGAAGACCTGCTATACTCTTAAACGCTAGCAAACTTTAGATCTAAAGAATAGGAGAATTTGAATGGCTACCACTACTGGTACTAATAACCTCTATGATCTCGTAAAAGAGAAATTGATGGATGGCACTATTGATCTGGATAATGACACCTTCCAGGTTCTGTTGACCACCTCTGCATATACCCCCAATCAAGCCACCCATGACTTCGTTGATGATATCACTAATGAGGTTACTGGTAACGGTTATGCTCGTCAGACCCTGACCTCTGTTCAGTGGGTAACGTCTGGTGGTGCTAATGGTCAGATGAAGTTCGATGCTGCTAACCCGGTATGGACTGCATCTGGCGGCTCTATTGTTGCTCGTTACTGGGTTCTGTTCAAGAATACCGGTTCTGATGCCACTTCTCCTTTGATGGCTTACGGCCTCTTGGATGACACCCCGGCTGATGTGACGACTACTGATGGTAATACCCTTACCCTCAATGTGAATGCTAATGGCTTCTTCACCGTAGGTTAATGCTTAACACGGCCCCTCTTATTGCTTCAGGCTGGTGGATACCAGCTAGCTCAACTACGAGCACGCATCGTCCGTTGACGGTGGGCAATACTGAGGGGTTTTTTCTTTATCCGCTCTATATGGATCAATAGATGACATTTGAAGAGTATCTTGCAACACTGTCTCCAAGCCCCACTGCTACTTGGCTGTTAGATGAAACGACTGGGCCGTCGGCAGATGATGCTGTCGGTACAATCGATGGCACATATACCAATGGTGTGTCGCTTAATAATGCCGATAATCCTCCGGGGATGGCAGGGGTATCTGCGGACTTTACTGCAGCCTCTTCCCACTATGTTGCTATTCCTGGCACTTCAACTGTTGTTAATCAATCTACTTTCTCTATTATTATTTGGTTTAAGCCGGATTCGTCATCAGGCGATCTCATAACAAAAGGAGATACAGATCAGTATTCTTGGCGAGTAGGTTGGGACGGATCTGTTACCCAATGGACTTCTCTGGGTGCAACCTACCGATCTTTTAGTCCTACATCCGCCAGCAAGCCGGTTACTGTAGGCGAGTGGAACATGCTCGTGGTAGAGTTCTCTACTGCTGAGACTAAAGTGTATGTTAATGGAGAGCTTGGAGGATCCTCTACAGACACTAGCGGTACTTGGGCAACTAATACTACTTCTGATATCCAAATCAGCGGAAGAGCTGATGGGGGCGGAGGCGGCTATTTTGATGGCAAGGTTGCCCGAGTAGATTATATTCCAGGAACCTACACCGCTAGTGAGATTAAAGACCTCTATCAAGCTGGAGCGGATGATGGGTCATATTTCTGGTATGCCGAAGATGCAACGAGGCCAGTAGGTTACTGGCGTTTTGGTGAGCCCACTGGTGATGAATTAATCACTAACGGTACTTTTGACTCTGATATATCTAGCTGGGGGACGATAGGGGGTATTGTCCAGTGGTCTTCGTCGGACGGCGGGACATTACGAATAAACCGTAACGGTGCCGGATACAACGAACATGGGGCAAAGCAGGGAATTTCTACAGTTGTCGGAGAACGATACCGTGTATCGGTAGATGTAGTCGCGGCGACATTTTACTCCCAAGTTCGTGTCTTGGCGGGAGACCCTGGTACAAATTGGTCTGGGGTCACAAACCTAACATCGGCAGCCTTTACTACTAATGGTCAGACAGGCACACTGACCGCTACTTTCACGGCTACGGGTACCACAACGTGGATAATCATGATTGTGGCTAACTCCCTGTTCGCAGAGTCCAGATTTGATAATGTTACTGTTACCCATCTCGCCTCGGATGAGGTAGGTACTTCTCATTTAGACTACAAAGGTAATCCTACCCTTAATGAACCAAGTTTGGTCGCTACGGAAAGTGACACTGCTGTAACTTTTAACGGTACTACCCAATACGTAGACGCTGCTCACAAGTTAGGGGCCCTCATTGATGGAGCCTCCGCTGCAACTGTCTGTTTCTGGGCTAACTTCAATACTCTAGATAGCAGGTTTCAGCAAGTACTCAAAGTTGACGTAGGGAACAAGGATGGTATTGGTATTGTTCTTAGGGATCCGAATGAGGGTCTCTCATATATTGGCGGAAGATCACAGAATAGCGATGCTTACGATAGCCTAGAGTTTACCCCATCTATAACTGCTGGGAATACTTACTTCTTTGCCTGTGTATTTGACTACGCCAATGGTGAGGTCATTGTGTATATCGATGGGGCAGAAGCCGGTAGCGATGATACAATGACGTGGGGTAGTACCACATATGTCCATACAGATACAGGAACAATAGATACCATCGGAACTACCCTGAGTTTATCTGGTCGGGACATGGACGGAACACTGGATGAGTTCGCGATCTATGACTACGCGTTATCTTCTGCCGAGATTTCGGAGATGTATGCGCGGTCAGATGATGGGTCATATTTCTGGAAAGCCAAAAATGATCTAGACCCAGTAGCCTACTGGCGCTTGGGAGAGTCTACGGGGCCTACTGCCACTGACGAGTTAGGTAACTACGATCTGGCGTACCAGGATAGCCCGACACTTGGGCAAGACAGCCTACTGCCCAGCTCCGACGATACTTCGGTAGAGTTCAACGGGAGTAGCGAGTTCGCCATGCGTACGGGAACCGACTTCCGCCCATCCGACGCCCAAGGCAGTATTTCCGCGTGGTTCCGTTACGCTTCACTCGGTGGATCACTGGTCTGTCTAGGTGACAACATCGGGACGTTTTGGAAGCGCCTACAGATCGGTCTCGATAGGACTACCCAGATTCCGTACTTGATTGCGGATTGTGACACTGCCGGGTTCACGAACCGCATAGATGGGCCTTCTGCCCCGTCCGCCAATGAGACACATCACATGGTGGTCACCAGTAATGGTAGTGACTACCGCATGTACCTGGACGGGCAGGAGCTAACAACCAGTGTCAGCGAAGGGGCGGATGACGGTAAGTGGTTGAGTTCAATCACTGGTACCAAAGATAGGGTGACATTAGGGGCCGTGTGGGTAAGCTCCAGCGCCGCTGGTCACCTTGACGGTAATCTGGACGAAGTTTCGATATACGACTATGCACTGTCCCCCACTGATGTCGCTGACCTGTGGGCTCGCGGGGGGATCTCTGAAGAGTCTAATATTCCGGTACAGGCGATAGGTGTCACACCTCAAACCCCTCAAGCGGATACTTCTGAATCAGATACAGAGACTGCCAACCTCCCCACACAAAGTATAAGTATCACTACTCAGCCACCAGAAGCTGTAGTTACTAACGATGCTGATATACCTGCAGAATCCATTAGTATCTCTGCACAAAATCCAGAGATCTCAGTATCAGTCGTAAAGCCGACTCCCCCGGTAATCCTAAGCGATGACGCTAGGAATGATAATGCTCTTTGGGTTGCACCTTTTGCTGAAGCTAACGTATATGAATCTATTGGCACCTATGAGAATACTTTCTCAGAGTTTAATACGCCGTCTTCTTTTACCCATCCAGAGGGGAATGCTTGGCATAACGGGTCTTTAGCGGATAACGGATGGTTTGATGTAGCTGACTACACTAACCTCTCCACGGTTATCCGGTTTATCCCTAAGGCTAACAATATCAACGGTTTCCTTATGGGGGCCCGAGCTTCTGGAAATAACCGTTGGTATGCATTTCAGACTGGAACTAATAATCTAGTCTTCTCAGCAGGCGGATCTAATGCTTGGGGGACAGCGTCAGCGCCAGTTCTTGTTAATCAAGTCAACACTCTTGTATATGTTAAGAGCGGAACTACAGTTACTGCCTATCTTAACGGAGCTCAAGTAGCAACAACGTCCGGTATCAGCTTCTCCACTGGTTCTGGAGATATCCTTGGGATTATGTGTGACTTCCAGGGGAACGGATCACAAGAGTATAATGGATACATGCTATTTATGGGTATGTATGCCGAGGCCTTTGATCTCACAGATGCCCAAAGCTGGCACGACAATCCATACTCAACTTTACAGGAATCCTTCAATAATGCGTCAGATGCTCCGGCATCTTCTGTCGCACTAACAGCTGTAGCCGGGACTTTTGAAACTAGCGATAACAATCAGGTCACTGGTGATGTAGCTAATATCCCAATGATCACCTCTCTGATGACGGCTACTGCTAGTGAGCCTCCAGAGAAGTCCGTCTACTCTAAATTGTGGACTAAGATCTTTACGCATAGAAACTATAACCTTCTGGAGCTTGAAGAGCAAGTCCAGTCCTCTGATCTTACATTCAACACATCAAACTGCTGTGATTGCGTAGCCAAAGCTCCTAGCATAATCCATCAAGACTCAGATGAGTCAGTAGTGTTTACCGGCGATGAGTATTTTATAGACTCTCAGGCAATGTTCATTAACACGCAGACGGAACTGTCTGTTAGCCTGTGGTTCCAGCCAGATACTAATGGGGGTACTACTGGAAGCTTTGACACTGATGGAGAAGGCTTGGTCTGTTGTAATAACAGCTCTGATGTATTTGCTAATTTTGGTATTGTCTGGTTTAATAGCCGCATCCATGTGAGGGTCGCTAACCAAGACTATACTTCGGCTAATACATATACGGTCGGAGAGCCACACCTAGTTAATGTGATTTGGGATGATACTAATGGAACCTTCTACTTGAATGTAGACGGAGTCCAGGACACTCTGACCACTAGTGTTTTCTATTCATCTTTCTCTGATAATAGCTCTGTTGTTATTGGGCGTAGGACTCCGACTGCTAATGGATTCCGCGGTAAAATACAGCATATCGGCGTGGCCACTGATTTCACCGAAAGAAACAGTGACGGGTACCATTATCCGCGGCACAATGCATGGCTCTGGGCTAATGGAGCAGATATTGCTACTCCTCTGAATTACCACCTAAAGAGCTACTGGAACAGTAACGATACAGACTATCTGAATCCGTTCGTCTATTTCCCAATGAACGATTCTTCTGGTACTCCAGCAGATGCGACTGGAAACCATAGTGACTGGTGGACTGTTAATACTGGTTCTTTGACCTGGAATGAGTCTGTAGACATTGAAGGATACTCAGATACCTGTATGTCTATGCCAAATACCAGCGAGACTAAGATTACGATGTCTCCAAAGATGTTCATCAACTCTAATGTGGGTGATGACTATTTTGGGGATAATTTGTATTCCTCTTTCTCTTTCTGGTTTAGGATCAATGAAGTTGGAAGAGAGGGTACCGTTGAGATCGAATTCCCTCTAATTGAGTTTTCTCGTTATGGAGAGAATAACAATTTCAATATCCAGTTTAGGTTGAATTATGCTAATGATCTGAAATTATTCGCAGAGAACGAATACTATGGGTCTGAACCTCTAGATATCGGGGTTTGGAATCATTTGGAATTCCGTACTTGGGATCAACAAATCACCCTTACTGGACTAATGTGGTACCTCAATGGTGAGCTGGCGTTTAATAATTCATTCAGCAATGGGTTCAACTATGGTGGAGAGATTCTTGATATAATCATCAAGAACAGTAACTTCAATTCTAGTGGAGAGAAGGTTTCGTGTAGCGTAGACTTTATGAACTTTGCTATGGGTTACAGGACCTCCAAGTTCCTTAATGATGAGAGCTCCTACCTTCAACGTTTTAGGGAGCTATATCAGTTAGAGGGCATCAACTATGATTATATTAACAATCTAGATAATACCTTTAACGAAGTAATCTTCGATTGCCAGACAGCTAATGGAACGTTTGTGCCTTATGGCGATTACCTAACGTTTTTCAATGATTATGGCAGCATGTCTGTAACGCCTAATAATAGTCCCACGTATAGACAGACTAATGGTCCCATTCCAGGGATGCCTTATACAATCGGCCTGGATACATCTGCTGGTGAAGGCTTAACTATCGAGAATAACTCAGATACTGTTCCATATCGTCTTAACCTATGGTTTAAAGTGGACTCTTGGGTAGGAACAGATGATTCGCCTATTGTCTCTATTATTGATACTGTAAACAGCGGTAGGAATGTTTATGTTGAAAGAGATTCCAGCCAGACTAATCAGATTCGCCTAAGAACCGAACAGGACTCTCAGACTGGGACGTCATTTGACATTACTCTTGGTCAGTGGAACTTATTGACTGTAGGTCATGATGGAACTGCAGACCCGACGCTCTATTTCAATGGGGTTGACCACTCCCTTACGCATACGTTCACTCAGACTTGCGGGAGAGAAAAGGTTGTTATCGGAAATGAGTCCTCCGATACTCACGGGTGGGATGGAGATGTAGCTCTTATAGTCTTGGCCCAGCCATCTCTTGCTGTTCACGATTCAGCCTATATTGAGGCATATGCAACTGACAAACTCCAGAGAGAGTGGGCTAAAACAGGAGTAGTCTACGCTGATCCGTTCACTTCGGACTTCACCTTTGAGTTCTATCCAATCATATCTTTTACTGGATATAATGGTAGTTGGAATGGAACCCCTCTCCTTAGGAATGAGGCAAGCCCTGTCTATCCGGCTGGGCCTAATATTGTACGTCTTGACTCCGATGGGGATAGCTACACTATCGATCCTATTGCAACTGGGGATGCATTTAACCATATTGAGTGCTATATTAAGATCAATTCATGGATCGATGCAGATGCCTACATCATGGGTATGGGAGAGAATGGCGCATCTGCTGATTGGGACATCGGGATCAAACGAGACGGCTCTACAGGGAATATCCAAGTTTTTTACCACAACATTGGTGGAACCCTCCTAGAAGGAACTTCTGTCGGTATTACGACTGGGGTCTGGCACCATGTAGCCCTTGTATATGCAGAAGACGCTTCTTTCAATCAGTACCTAGAGCTCTATATTGACGGAGTCCGAGTAGCCGTACTACAGGACTGGTGGAGAGATCCAGGCTTTCTGGGGAAATGAGAGTGGTGCTATTAATATGAGCATGACTCTTGGAGCTGTTGGTCCTGAGATCCTCCCGCCATTATCCGGGAGAATTGAGGCGCATTATGATGCATCCCTGGATCCTAGCAATACAAGCTTAGAGGAACCTCTGCAAGTTAATCTGGAAGCAGCAGAGATCCCATTCTGTAAGCCAGTATCTAACTGGGTCAATCAGCCCCCAGAAGGTGTAATTCTTAGTTCTATTAATCTTCCGATATCCACTCAATCTGGAGACTGGGTAACTACAGAGAAGCACCAGATTAATATGCTAGCATCCACCATCCCAGTGGAACCTAGGAGCCCTACTTGGGTTGCATCTGAAGTTGAGCTCTTTGAAGTTCTTATGAGCACTGTGAATATCCCTGTGTCTGTCGCAGATCCCGGGACATTCTATACGGCTAATAGGTGGTCTTCGACCCCTGCTTCTACAATCCCAGTAGATACTCAGACTAATACTTGGACCTCCTTAGATTTTTCTCAGGTAGAGCTAAACTCTCTAAATGTGCCTTTGAATTCATTGGCTGTATCCTGGAGCACTCAGGAGAATAATCGTATTAACCTCCTGCTCAATACTGTTGAGGTAGATGAGAGGATCTTCCATAGAACGTTAGTAACTGAGCATACCTGGGCTGGTTTAGAGCCCGTCTCTTTGCCTATAGCTAGCAATGCACCTAGCGCAGTCGTGGAGGAGCATGTAGTAGTCTCTATGGATGCTGCAGGAATCCCTATTACGGAGCTATCGCAAACTTTTGATGCTACTGAAAAGCACCAGATCTTATTGAATTCTCAAGTAATTCCGATGGTGGCGGCTAAGCAAAAGTGGAATGCATCTAGGAACACTGACGATGTTGAGGTATATTCGACCACTCTCCAACTCCAGAGGGCCGAGAGACGCACCTCTTACATTACTAAAAGCGCCAAGTATTCCTCAGGAATCCATCGAGTTATTCGATATTCTTCCGGAATTGAGCGATTTGAGAGAAAAACTATGCGTATTAGGCGCACATTCAGCCTAAAAGCTTGACTAATTAGTATTTTTAGTCTATATTCCAACAGATTAGAAACGAGGTTAATATGGCAACTTGCTCAACAACTTGTGATGCTGAGATCCATGTAGGTGATATTGGCACAGCTTTCGAGGTGACCCTGGAAGACTGTGATGGTATCGTAGACCTGACGGGAGTCAGCACCATTGAGTACAGATTTAAAGATCCCAGCGGAACTACTACGCTTAAATCGGGTTCAGTACTGACTGATGGTACTGACGGGAAAGTCGTATACAATACCGTTGATGGGGATTTGCCCACTCCTGGCGGCTGGGAGCTCCAAGTAAGAGTTGTCCTCCCTACTGGTACTTGGCATTCAAATAAAGAAAAATTCAAGGTCTATCCGAATATCTGATGGCTATTACAATCCCATATAACTTCCAACCTAGAACTTATCAGCTAGATCTGATGAGAGCTATGGATAGCGGGATTAAGAGAGCTATTACTGTATGGCATCGCCGAGCAGGGAAGGATAAGACTCTTTTCAATATCCTGATCAAAAAGGCCTTTGAGAGGGTGGGGGTTTACTATTACTTCTTCCCAGAATTCGCTCAAGGCCGACGCGTTATTTGGGACGGTATCGATGGTAATGGCTTTGCTTTTAGGGATCATATCCCGAAAGAACTAGTCAAACAGGCCCACGTAACTGATATGAAGATTCAGCTGGTTAACGGCTCAATTATTCAGATCATCGGAACTGACAAGTATGATAAAGTCCGCGGATCTAATCCAGTTGGTTGCGTATTCTCTGAGTTTGCTTATCAGAATCCAGCAGCGTGGGACGTTGTTCGTCCGATCCTCGGGGAAAATGGTGGATGGGCTGTATTTAACTCGACTCCATTCGGCAAGAACCACTTCTTCGATCTATACGAGCATGCAAAGCACAATGAGAAGTGGTATACGGCTCTAGTGACTGTCGAAGACTCTCTCGATGAAGAGGGGAATCGTTACGTCCCGGAACATGTTATCGAAGAGGATAGGCTCTCTGGGATGGCAGAGGAGATGGTACAACAAGAGTACTACTGCTCCTTTACAGCTAACTCTCAGGGGTTCTATTACCTTGAGTACCTAACGAGAGCAGAGGAAGAGGATCGTATTGGTACTGTTCCATATTCTCCTGATATCCCTGTAGATACTTGGTGGGATATTGGAGTTGGAGACTCTACAGCTATCTGGTTTACCCAGACTGTAGGAAAAGAGATCCATGTAATTGACTATTATCAAAATAACAGTACTGGTCTTGAGCACTACGTGAAATACCTGCAGACTCTTCCGTATGTCTACAATAGTCATAACTTCCCGCATGATATGGGACATACAGAGTTTGGTACTGGACGGACTCGAATGGAGATGGCTGAGAGCCTCTTCACTAACGTCCGCTTGAACATCCTCCCAAAAGTTGGACTAGAGGATGGTATTAACGCAGCTAGAATTATTCTCCCACGCTGTCATTTTGATAAAGAGAAGTGCGATCAGGGTCTTAAAGCCCTCTATAATTATCATAGAGAGTGGGATGATAAGGTCGCTGAGTACAAGAATAAACCGAAGCATGACTGGTCCTCTCATGGGGCAGATGCTTTTAGATACTTTGCTGTAGGATTTGTGGCCCCTAAGAAACGCTCACACCGAGATGATATGCTCCGTAAACACCGCCGCGGCAACCGTTCCTGGCAAGCAGCTTAAGAGATTCATATGAGTAGACTTACGAGAAAGAAACTAGCTAATGCACAGTGGGATCGCTATACGGCGAGTATGACCCGCGGACATCAGGCCTACCAGAAACAAGCCAAACTGAATGAGGCCTTTTACCTAGGTGGTGGCCGACAGTGGGATGATGTGATCAAAGCAGACCTGGAAGGTAAAGGCAAGCCCTGGCTTGAAGAGAACATTATTTTCTCCACTGTAAACACAGTAATTGGGTATCAGACTCAATCAAGGATGGATATCGCCTATAAGCCAAGGGAGTTGAATGATCAAGAGACCTCTGATGTTCTTACCCAGGTCGGCATGTATACGGTAGATCGTAACAAGTTCCCTTGGAAAGAGTCTCAAGTTTTCTCTGATGGCATGATTCAGCAGAGAGGGTATTTCGATATCCGCATAGACTTTGAAGATAACATGAATGGGGATATCAAGATTGATACCCTTGACCCTCTCGATGTTATCCCAGACCCAGATGCTAAGAGTTACGATCCGGATGATTGGGCTGATGTAATGGTACTGAAATGGGTTCCTCTATCTGATATCAAAGAGACTTATGGACCAGCTAAGTATCGGGCAATTCTTAAGTCCCTCAATCAGAATGATGAGGCTGACTGGGGAGACGGGTCTGATGGATTCGGTGAGTCTCGTAATAAGTTCGGAGATGATTCTACCTACTTCTCATATTTCCGTGATGAAGGAGAAGAGGTCCATGTACGGATTATTGAGCGACAGCATTGGAAGATGCATAATCGTCCTTTCTACTATGATATCGATACTGGAGAACTCTATCCAGCACCAGATAAACTGACTGATGCGGAGTATAAGAAAGAAGCCAAAGCACAGGGCTATGAGTTCATTAAGCGAGTCTCAAAGAGAGTACGCTGGACAGTCACCACAAAAGATGTTATACTACACGATGACTGGAGTCCCTACGAGCATTTCACAGTAGTTCCTTTCTTCCCCTATTTCCGTAGAGGTGTTACTCTAGGAATGGTGGATAATCTTATTAAGAGCCAGGAGATGCTCAATAAGGTCTACAGTCAAATTCTGCATGTAGTAAATACTACGGCCAACTCGGGTTGGACTGTTGAAGAGAATACTCTGACCAATATGGATACAGAGGATCTTGAAGATCGGGGGGCAGAAACTGGTCTTGTCATAGAACATAAAAGAGGCTCCGAAGCTCCTAAAAAGATCGAGCCTAACCCAATTCCTGCAGGTCTTAAGGACCTAGTGACAAGCGCAGTCGATCTGATCCGATTGATTAGTGGTGTTTCAGAGACCTTCCAAGGAGGCAAAGGCCCGGAGGTATCCGGCACTGCAATTCAATCTCGGGTCCAACAGTCAGCTATCCAGCTGGCCACCCCTATTGATAATCTGTTCAGAACACGTAATATGATTGCTGAGCGGATGCTTAAGCTTATCCAGAGCTTCTATACTGACCAACGAGCTTTCTTGATTGTCGGTGAGGATGAAGAGGACGCTGAGCCTAAGGAACTCGTTATCAATGAGGCCCTTGAAGAGACTAGTGAGATCTTGAATGATGTAACTAAAGGACGCTACGATGTTGTCATCGCTGATGTCCCGACTCAGATCACCTTCCAGAATGCTCAAATGGCGCAAGCTATCGAACTCCGTAAGTATGGAGTAGCTATCCCGGATGATGAGATGGTGCGTATGTCCACCCTCACCAGAAAGGATAAAATAGCTGGTAAGATCTCAGGAGAGAAGTCAGAGGAAGCTCAGCAGATTGAAAGAGAGCAACTCGAACTGACCTTGAAGAATATGGCTGCAGCCATTGAAGATCTCCAGTCTAAGGCTAATAAGGCTAACGTAGAGGCAGCTGCTAAGGCGACTGAGGTAGCCCAAGCTATCGCAGAGAATCCTTCAATAGCTCCACTGATTGATACCCTGTTGAATACTTACTCCGAGGATCCCGGTGCTGTTGAAGAACCAGCAGAAATGCCTGTCCCGGAGCCTTCACCCACGCTAGGATTTTAACATGAAAGATGAAGAGAAACAGAAAAAGACCGTCGGCAAGAAAGCTGCTGACGCCATGAAGAAACGTAAGAAGAAGTCCCGTCAAAGACTCGGTGATATTATGGGAGCGATTAGAGGCGCTCGTCGCTAAGCCAAATTCGCCACATAGTGTGGCATTCGTTTGCACTACGTTAAAGTGCGCAAGTCGTCAACGCAGACGTTAACAGTAAAGGAAAATTTTATGGCTGATGAAAAAGACTACGAGGAAGAGGTTGATCGCGGAGACGTGTTCATTCCGGATGATGAAGAAGTCACTGAGCTTGATGAGCTTGAGGATGACGAAGAGCTCGAAGAAGATGATGAAGAGCTAGAGGACGAAGACGATGAGGAAGTGCTCGAAGAAGACGAAGAAGACGAACCCGAAGAAGACGAAGATGATGACGAGGAGGAAGATGAGGAAGATGAAGGAGACGAGGAAGAAGCTCGGATCCCTCGGTCCCGCCTGAATCAAGTCATTAACGAGCGTGAAGCTGAACGAGAGCGAAGCGCTTGGTTGGAAGAGCAGAACGAGCGTTTGATTGAACTTCTGACTACATCACAAGGAACGGTTCAAGAGGCTCCTCCAGCACCGAAAGAACCTCCGTATGATTTCGATGGTAAAGAAGAAGAGTACGCCGAACTGATTATTGATGGTGAAACGGCTAAAGCTGCTAAGCTCCGCAATGAGATCACCGCAGCTCGTGAGAAACAGCTGACTGAGCAAATTAGAGCAGCTAAAGAAGAGGCATCCTCTGATGCTTATACTAAGGCTGAAGCTGCACGAGAAGAAGATCGTTTCCAAAAGGCTATCCAGTCTTCTATCGAGTCCTATGATTTCTTGGATGACGCTTCTGATGCATACGATGAACGAGCTGTCACTGCAGTTAATGCTATGATGCAGGGTAATATTGCTGGTGGTATGACTAAGTCTAAGGCACTTCAGGAAGCAGTAGCTGAATTAGGACCTCTTTATGCAAAGAAACTTGGAATTAAAGAAGAGCCTAAAAAAGAATCCCTCGGTAAAAAGAGAACCAAAACCGCTAGGAAGAAAGCGGCAAAAGCCTCTCAACAACAGCCCCCGGCGACTAAAAGGGCTGCTAAAGGGAAGGCATCTCGTGATCTTGATACTCTTGACCTAGCTAAGATGTCTGAATCCGAGTACAACAAATTGACCCTACGTGAGCGTAAAGCTCTCCGCGGCGATTAATAAAAGGCCCCTTGAAGCCTTAATTCATGTTTCAGGTATGATTCGACCGTTAACGAAATCCGGCGTCGACTCCGAAATGTCTAACTTAACTACTAATTAAATTTGATATAGGAGAAGCAATAATGGCTTTAACTAACTTTGCTGCTTTGACTCCGGAGCAGAAGATTGTCTGGAGTCGCGATGTATGGCGCGATGCGCGTGATATGTCCTTCATCAACAAGTTCACTGGTACCGACGAGAACAACGTCATCCAGCGTATCACCGAACTTACTAAGACCGAGAAAGGCGAAAAGGTACTGATGCACCTGTTGGCTGATCTGGTTGATGACGGCGTTATCGGCGACAATGAGCGCGAAGGTAACGAAGAAGAGATGATGACCTACACCGATGACATCACCATTGATCTCATCTCTCATGGTGTTCGTCAGAAAGGTAAGCTGGCTGACCAGAAGACCGTAGTCTCCTTCCGTGAGCATGCTCGCGACGTACTGGCCTACTGGCTGGCTAACCGTATGGACCAACTGGCGTTCCTGACTATGGCTGGTATCGGCTATGACAAGAACAACGATGGTTCTGCTCGTGCCTCTGGTGCTTTCGCATCCTTGGCCTTCGCTAGTGATGTAGCCGCTCCGACCGGTAACCGTCACTACATGGTTAAGAATGATGGTGCTGGTACTGTATCTATTGCCCCTGGTAATACTGCAGGCCTGGAAGCTACCGACACTCTGACCTACGAGCACATCGTAGATCTGACCACTCTGGCTAAGACCAACTACATCAAGCCTCTGATGGCTGGTGGTAAAGAGTACTACGTGGCGTTTGTACGTCCCGAGGCTCTGGCTCAGCTGAAGAAGGATCAGGACTTCCAACGTGCTGTTGTTACTGGTCTGCCGCGTTCTGATAAGAACCCGTTCTTCTCTGGCGGTACTGTAACCGTTGATGGTCTGGTCTTCCATGAGCATCGTCTGGTTTACAACACCAAAGGCGCTACCTCTGGCGTAGACAAGTGGGGCTCTGGCTCTGATGTTGACGGTTCTCGTATGGTCATCGCTGGTGCTCAGGGTCTCGGCATGGCCGACCTTGGCGCTCCGGAATGGTCTGAGAAGTTGTTCAACTACGACAGCTCTCCGGGTATCAACGTCGATAAGATGTTCGGTCTCCTGAAGCCGAAGTACTACACTAACTACTCGAAGTCTATCGAAGACTTTGGTATCATGTGTGTAGACCACGCGGTCTAAAGCAACCTAATCTACTGGCCTCTTTGATGCTGTGAGGTCAGTAGCATCCGTTAACAGCATCCTATTTAGGAGCTAATATTATGGCTATTGTTAAAAACCCGGGTCGTCAGGAAGTAATCTGTGCGGTCCAAAAGATTGATGGTGCTACTCTCGGTGCTGCTGCTGCTAACGAAGCAGTAGACCTGCCGGAAGGTGCCATTGTAGTTGGCGGTTATCTCAACGTAACCGAAGCGTTTACCGGTGGTGCTGATATCACTCTGGCTGTCTCTGGCGGTGGTGTAACCCTCACTGCTACTGATGCAGATACTGGTACCTCTTCCAATGGTCTGACCGTTGATGGTTCGGTTGTTGGTGCTGGTGGCGATGTAATCAGCGTGACCAATGCTGGTACTACCCCGACCGGTGGTACTGCGTATCTGGTTGTTGAATACGTTGTAGAAGGCCGTGCAGCTTTCTCTGAAGGTTAATAAGCCCTCGTAGCTTTTCCCGGCCCTTCGGGGCTGGGTTTTTCTAAGGAATTATATATGGCACAAACATTAGAATGTGGCTTAATGAACCCAGGCAGACAGGAGATGATTGTCGCTACTGCTAGTTTTTGGTTTAGCGATGTTAAGTCTACAGATCCTTTCCCAGCAGTTCAGTTGCCGCCTAAAGCCGCTATCCTTAGAGGAAAGTTTGCTATAGAAGAGGCTTTTGATGTTGCTACATCTCTGACCATCTCTGTTAATGGCACAGAAATTTTAACTGACCAAAACTTAAATAACGTAGAGATTGTTGACTTAGCACCTTACTGTGCTGTGAGTCCTAATCCTGAAACAGTCAACTTACAACTAAACCAAGTCCCTACACAAGGGTTTGCTAGATTTACTGTCGAGTATATTGTAATTGGTAGAGCTAGCTTTACACAAGATTAAACTTTTACGAGGAGTTTATTATGAGATTTAGAAGTCAATCAGATGAGGTAGTACGTATCGCTAATACTAGCGGGCATGTAGCAGTCGTAGGTCCTGAATGGACCAACGTACATAAGAGCCTAGAAGCCGACGCTTACGCTGCTGGTCTTATCTCTCAGAACATGACTAAAGACCGGGCTATCAAGCAAGTCCCTGATAGCATGGTAGAAGGAATGTCCAAAATCGCTCTTGAGAAGGAGCAAGTAAAATCACTCATTAAGAAGTGGTACACTAACCTCTCTGAGTATGAGCATTGCTTCAAGAAGAATAATGAGCCTGCTATGACTGAGATCACTAAAGCTCTTGGATTTAAGACCCAAGCTGGATATGTAGCTCAAATGGCTCATGAAGTACGACAAGAACTAGGTATCCCGAAAGGCCATCTGAAGCCTTTGACTGAAGCTGAGGAATAATTGATGCTCCTGCTAGACCAAATCAAATTTCTGCGTGAATCCATCTTGGATGACATCGGTGGTACTGGTGTGGATTGGCAGGACATTAATGAGACTCAAGCGGAGTCCTCCCAGCTTCGCTGGACTAATGAAGAACTAGCCTTCTTCCTTACTCAGGCTGAACGTGAAGTTGCTAGACGAGCTAAGCTGCTGAAAGATACCACTGGAAACTACGATATCACTACTGTAGCTGACCAGATGGAATACCCATTGGACGAGAAAGTTCTCCGTGTAATTCATGCAGAGATTGATGGAAAGCCTCTGGCTGATAAAGAAATAGAAGAGATCTACAAGACCTACCGGTGGAAAGAGCGAAAGGGGACCCCTCAAGTCATTATCACTGATCATAGCGCTAGATCTGTTAGCCTGTGGCCTATTCCAGATGCAGTCTTCACCGCGGAACTCATTGTATACCGTCTTCCGCTAGTGGACCTTGATTGGGATCTTGCAGATTCTCAGAGCCCTGAGATCCCTGAGATGCATCATTTCCCGATGATTAACTACGCAGCTTACTTGGCGTATATGAAAGATGAGGCTAATGCTCTTGATCCTACTAGGGCTGCTCAGTATAAAGGCCTTTTCGATACCGATTATCCGGATCAAACTTGGTCTGCAGAAATGCGTAAGATGCGTAATAGGGGCCGAACCGTTAAGTATGGGGGTCTTTGATGCCTCAACACCCTAAGACAGTTGGCATAGCTTCATTCAAGGGACTCAACAATGTCCTGAGACCAGAGCGTACTCCAAAAGAGTACTTGAAGACTGCTGATAATGTTGACATTGATAAGTCAGGTGGGATCCAGAAACGAGAGGGCTATACCCTAATCGACTCTGGGTCCTACCATTCTGTTTGGGCCGATGGAAACCTTTGCTTCGCTGTGAAAGACGGAGATTTAGTTCAGCTAGATCCTCAACTTAACCCGACAGTGGTTGTCCCAAATGTCGGCTTAGATCCTATCTCTTACTTCCGTATTGAAAACTCTGTCTACTACAGCTCTCGAAGTGTTAATGGGGTCTTAGAGAATGGAACTTCTAGAGACTGGGGAATCTCACGACCGAATCCCTATCCTACACTCAGTCAGGTTACTGGGAGCTTAGAGTCAGGTAAGTATCAAGTAGCTATTACTTACGCTAGTATTGATGGTCGCGAGTCTGGAGCTAGAGTCTCGGGGGAGATTGAGGTCTCTACAGGATCTGGCATTCAGCTCTCTGGTATCCCCGAGTCAGAAGATCCGACTGTTGACATGGTCAATATCTATATGTCTCATGATAATGGACAGGTGCTTTACTATAAGGCCTCTGTATCTAATGGGACATCCAGCTATGTACTGGCGGATGATACTGGCCTAAGGCGTCCACTAGACACCTTCAACCAAGTTCCAGCTCCGAAAGGTCACATAGTCGCACAGGCTCATAGCCGTGCTTGGATTGCTGAAGACAATTATCTATGGCATAGTGATCCATTTCAATATGAGCACTTCTCTCTGGCAGACAGCTATATCCACTTCCCAGATAGAATACGAGCAGTGATGCCAGTTGAAGGGGGTCTTTGGGTGGCCTCCGATGGTCTATACTATTTAGCAGGAGAAGATCCTGAGAGAATGGATCTAGATCTCAAAGAGCCTATTAAAGTCGTGGAGGGGTCAGCTGTACGTATCCCAGGAGCTTATGTCTTTATTGAGAATACTCCTATAGGATACAAGTGGATCATTTCTTCAAATAGGGGAATCTACGTTCTGTTCAATGACGGGATTGCCCTTAATATGACCTCCCAGAACTATGAGTTCCCTAGTGCCGATGAGGGAGCAGCGACATTCATGCAAGTAGACGGATTGAACAAATACATCTCCTTACTTAAGCAACCTAAGAGTGATTCAGAGAATGCTACAGTAGGAGATCTAGTAACAGCGACTATTATCCGAAATGGAGTAGTTGTTCCTGAGTAATCACTGGAGATTGTAATGGATAAGAATATCATGCAAGAAATCCTTCGTGGAAAGTTCGAACAGAACGACGAAGGTGGTATGTACCTCCCTGGTGCAAAAGTTAATATCGGCGGTGTGTTCGCTAACTGGCTCAACGATGATGTAGAAGATACCCAGTACTCTGGGAATATCGTAGTTGACGAAGGTTTGAACCATATCCTGGATGTTGCCCTGTCTAATGCCACCCAAGAGTCTACTTGGTATGTTGGTATTTACAAAAATAACTACACCCCGGTAGCAGGTGATACTGCATCTGTTTTTGCTGGTGCAGGTAAGGGGAATGAGATCAATTCAGAGATCGACGAGATTGTCCGTCCGACTTTCGTTGATGCCGGAGCTTCTGGTAAGATCATTACTAACACCGCTAGTCCTGCAGTCTTCACTGCTAACCAAGCTGTCACCGCTTATGGTGCATTCTTGATCAGTGACAATGTCTTGGGCGGTTTGACTGGTGTCCTGTGCTCTGCATCCTTGTTTGCTTCTCAGCGTGACATGGTTGATACGGATGTTCTGAACGTCACCTATCAGCTGCAGATTGCTGACGCTTAATGACTAAGAAGCCGATCTTCAAGCGATTTACGGGGGACAAGAAGCTAGCCCAAAGGTATATGCCTAAGGCTAGATCGATGATCCGCGAGCTTGAAGAGAGGCCGTTTGATGCTGGATTGCCTGTGAGAATTAATCGCAGGCAATTTGGTGCTAAAGAAGAACAGGCTACTCTGACTATCTATGAGCACGCTACTCATTTTGTGGCTCATATTGACGCTGTTCAGAAGGAACAAAAAGAAGGTGGCCGCGGAGGTGTATGGTTAATCCCATACGATGATGCTAACTCCGCTGGCTATGATGGAGGGGGAAATCCCGTCGCTCCTAAGACCCTCGTAGATGATGAAGGCAAGTCTTACTACAATCCGCTGGGATCTTGGGCACATCATTCTTTAGAGCCTAAGAAGTCTACAAGAGGTGACTTCGGTCCGCAAGAAGCTGGGATCCAGCCTACTACAGCTGATGAACCAGTAGACCCAACCTATGCCTATTACGTTGTATCTGATCATGGAGTTGGAAGAAGAAACACTACGTTCTCTTACCATGAGCCATCTGACTCTTATCTCTCATGGGAACTAGGGTGGGACAACATAGGTTATATTGGCTTCAGTATTTCTGAGGTCGAAAATAGAGGCATCAATCGAACATACAGCAACCGGTATTTCCATAATCCTGCTGGGCAATACTTAACGTGGAATGGGCACTCTCTTGGCCAAGTTCCAACTGAAGGAGCCCACAATGATTTCAGAGCAATACTGGGTGCAAACTTGCTAGGAGGCGATACAGGATCTCTAACGGTCCTTTTGACTACCATCGAATACTCCAGCAATTTAAATTATACTTATGGCGCATGGACTAATGAAGTCCGTACTCCCATAGTAAAAGTCTGGTCTAGGAGCTTCCCAGGAAACCTAGAACCTAAGTATAAGTTTCCAGACAACTCTATAGCCACCGAGGAAAATCCAGCTGGTTGGAATCTTATAGGAACTTTAGAGGTCCCAGCTAAATGGGATTTCCATACCAGACAAGAGTATACTACTGGGCACTTTGGTCAGCCTCATAGAAGCTATTATTATGTCTGGCCGAGGGTTCATGGTGTAGCAGCCTTCAATGAAGAGCCTGTGAGAGATCCAGAGACTAATGAGATTCTCTACTATGAGATCTCTGGACCTTGGCACATGAATGCTATACATGAGTGGGACCTCGGGGATCCTGTTGCTAGGCCCCCTGACTACAGTGAAGATCCTGTAGTGACTGAGTACTCCTTCTGCGGGACCCAGGTTACTGGTGCTTTTTGGCACTTAAAGATCTCTCCAGATCTACTAGGAATAGTAGAACAAGAATGGGAAGCTGTCATTCATGATATTGACGAGACCATCACTCCTGCATCTGAGAGCCCTCTTAGTGAGGGGTATCATACAATTCTCAGGGGAATCAACCCAGGAGATGGGTGGGTCAAAGCAGCTATTGACTATCGAGGCGGAGAGCGAGTATATCTAGAGGGTAGAGGCTTTGTTGATGATGACTACTATACCGGCAGTCAAGAGTTTACAGCAGCCTTTAATTCGGTAAGCCAGATAAGATGGAATGGTCACTCATTTACCGGACAGAGGACTGAGTACTTTGATACTCCCTCTAATCCGCTAATCAACTTGGATCAGTTTGATGCTGATTATAATCACTTCGTGATTCAAGGAATAGATCTTCGTTATGACAGGGCATGGGTCACCTCTTATTTTGTAGAGAAAAGATGGCACTGGACTGGAACTGAATTTGATTATTTAGATGTCTTTACACAGAAGGCCTCTAATTTCCTTATCGTAGGAAAGGACATCTTGAGAGAAGGGCAGACACCAGAGGATCTGGATATCCCTAATAACACGATTATCCATATGTGGGATGAGTTCGATGGGGGCCAGCCCCTCCTTACCCCATATAACTTGAATGGTGACGATCCTGGAACTCCTTCGTCTCCAATAAACACTCTGAGAGATGCCTGTAGCTCATATGAGACAACTCAGTGGTACTTGCAGAACCAGGAACTTATTTGGCCTATGAGTATGGACCTCTGCTGGAATGGTCATGATGGATCTACTAGAGATAAGAACATCGAGGGCTTCAGCTATCGAGCAGGGTATCAAACAGATGCTGACAAACTTGTCTCGGCCTGCATAGGATTCTCTTGCACTCATGAGGGGAATGTGATCCTCGGGAAAAAGAGACAACAATTCGGTTTCTCTACTTTTAGAAATCTACAACCCATATACGGGATTCAGTGGGATATCTCGGGAGAGAAAGCAATCGTATGGGACACCCTGAACTTTGATACTGCTTATGTGGATACCTACAATATGCCTAGTAATGACTCTGACTGTGATTGGCTTGGAATGATCTAATGGCAACATATAATGATACAATTGATGAGAACCTAAATACCTCTCATAACTTCTTAGTGGGGTTCAGTGCTGCTGTGTCAGAGAACCTGGAAGTCTCCACTAGCTTTGCATTAGATCTCTACACACATATCCTAGAAGGGATCAACGCTACCAGCTCTCTTATCTCCTCAGGCTCTTTCTCCAGCTCTCTAGTGGACAAAGTGACTCTTAGGGATACCATATCCGTTCTATTCCCTATTCTCCTCTCAGATATCATTACAGTGGACGACAGCATAACCGAGCTTAAGCTACGTCTAGCAGATATCATTGAGTCTCTGAGAGTAAATGATACTCCCAGCTCCAGGGCAACTTTTAATACTGCTCTAGCCCTGAGCCTTGTCATGACAGATCTGGCTGAAAGAGGTTGGCGAAAAGAGATCCTGGAGCTTGTCGATGTATATGACGAAGTGGTCGACTTATTCGTAAGATCTGCTATACTTATAGATCAAATTGAACTAACTATGGTTCAGAGTGAATTCTTTATTCTCGGAGCTCTAGCTCAAGAAGATCTCACGGCGCTGGATGATATAGACCTACAGTCCATTCTGAACAGTGAACTAGTAGACCAATTCCAGTTTGTGGGAGCTATGAGAGCTGATGGGTTTTATAATACCTACAGCTTTAATCCGGAAGGATATGCTCTGTCCACTTATTCTAATTTTAATTTCAATAGCATTGCTGAGTTCCAGGGGCAATACTTGATGGCCAATAGTGAAGGCCTCTATCAATACGGTGGAACTACTGACTCTCTCGTTGATATTGTCGCAACTCTTAAGACTACAGCTATTGACTTTAACACCTCCTCTAAGAAGCAGGTGAAGAAGATGTACTTGGGTGTAACTAATGATTGCTCCATCATCTTGAAGGTCCTCGTAGATGGGAAGAGTTCCCAATATTACGAACTGGACTCTAAGACGGTAGGGTTAGACACTCAAGCTATTAAAATAGGTAAAGGCCTAGTAGGGCGCTACTGGCAATTTGAATTGATTACTAAAAACAACTCTAGCCTCGAACTTGATGAGATCGAGTTTATCCCCGTTGAGTTCAGGAGAAAGATTTAATGGGAACTTACAACTACGTACCAATCGTAAATCCTAATATTGACATTACGTCGGCTATCAATAACGCCAATAATGCCTATAGGACTGCGATTGATTTCTTAGATGAGCTGGACAACTACATTCCAATGTCTAGCTATGAGATTGCAGAAACTGCTTTCGATGGGGTTACTCCACCTGTAATTGATTTTGATCCGGGGGAGACACCTGATGCTCCTGACCGAGATATCCAGTTTGACCCTAATTTTCCGTCAGTACCAAACCTGACTGAAGTAGACAAGTCGGGCCTTAGTGTAACCGTTCCCACTTTCACAGGCACGGCCCCGGTTCTAGACGACATCGAGAATCCTGGTGCTCTAGACGTGTCTGCTCCAGGAGATGCTCCAGATGTTGACTTTAATTTCACAGATCCTACCAGTCCTGATTACACTCTTCCTAGTGTTCCGACTTTTCAAGAACTGGACATACCTTCACTCCCTACAATCACACAATACGAGTTTACTGCCGACGCGCCGACTGACGAAAACATTCAGATACCAGGAAACACATTTAGCTTCTCGGAATCGGAATATCACTCGAATCTAGTTGATGCAGTAACAGCAGAGCTTATTGATCGTGTTCAAAACGGTGGAACCGGGCTAAACCCGACCATCGAGAATGCTATCTGGGAAAGAGCCAAAGACCGAGAAGAAAAAGAGTCGATGAAGACCATTGACACCATTCTATCTAAGAATGCTAGTCGTGGCTTCCAACGTCCTCCTGGCTCCGTCCTTGCAGCTATTGATGAGGCTACCCAAGAAGTACAAGGCAAGATTGCTGATCTGTCCCGAGAGATTGCTATTAAGCAAGCGGATCTAGAGCAGTCCAATATCAAGCATGCTATCGAGCAGGCTATTGTTCTAGAGCAAGTCCTGATTAATCTTCATAATGATGTTCAGAATCGAGCCCTAGAAGTCCAAAAGTATATCCAACAGACAGCTATCGCTATTTTCGAGGCATCTGTTCAACAGTTTAGTGTTCGTCTTCAGGCTTATAAGACTGCTGCTGATGTTTTTGAAACGCAAGTTAGAGCAGAACTTACTAAAGCTGAGGTCTATAAAGCACAAATAGAGGGCGTAAAAGCCCAAGTAGACATCAACGATTCTAAGGTTAGGCTCTATGTTTCCCAAATCGAAGGCATTCGCCAGATTGTGGAGATCTATAAAGCTGAGTGGTCGGCTGTTGAAACTAAGGTTCGAGCTGAAGCTGCTAAGCTGGAAGGTTTCCGATCCCAGGTTGATGCTTATACAGCGCAGGTTGGAGCGTATCAGGCGGAAGTAGGTGCATATGCTGAGCGAGTTAAGGCAGAAGTCGCTAAGGCAGACGTCTTTGACTCTCAAGTAAAGGCATACGCATCCCAGGTTCAAGCCTATGCGTCCCAGGTAGATGCTGGAAAGGTTATTGCAGATACGGATATTGAAGTCAATAAGCTAACCCTACAACACACTCTCGGCAAGATTGAAGCTATTGTGAAGAATACTCAAGCACAAGCAGCTGTCTTTAACGCCGAGGTAGATAAGTTCCGCTCTGAAGTACAAGCGTACTCTGCAGACATCTCCAAAGAGGAGGTCCGTTCTAGGGTTCTCCAGAATATCTTTGAGTTGCAGCTGCAACAAGCCAAGTACAAGGCAGATGTGGATCTCAAGAATACTGATCAAAACATCGCTAATGCTCGTAATGCCGCAGAGCTTCTACTAGAGAAACTGAAATCTGGAGCCTCTATTGGCTCTGGTCTGGTAGCAGCCTCTATGAGCGGAATCAATATGAGCCTGAGCGAATCTCTGAGTGCAAGCCACGTAGAGACACATACATACCAGGAGAAATAATATGGCTCTATCTGATTATGAAAAAGAGCTAGGTAAACGAGCTAAACTTGCTAGCCCTACAGTTACTGGACAAGGTAATCCAGATGAGCTGAGAGAGCTCCCTTCTCTTGTTAAGAAAGGCCTTAAAGCAGCAGACAGAGGGATTTCAGCAGGTGTCGCTGGTCTTATTAGGCGAGCCGTAGGACAAAATAAACCCCCCTCTACCGTATCCCCCTCTCCCGTAGGCGGGCCTGATGCTCAGCGTACAGCAAACATGAACGAAAAAGCTGGGGGAGCTGGCGGTACTGCTGGAGCTGATGCTTCTGGTACTGGTGTAGGAACTGTTGGAGCTTTTGATGTAGCTGCTGCTGCCCGTCCTGCGCAACAACTTATTAAGAATACCCAAGCTCAACGAGAGTTTGATAATCAGCCGATGAAGCGCTCCCAAGGTGCTTTTCGCACTGATGGAACTGCTCTAGGCCAAACTGGTGCTGGGACCTTTAATACCGTTAGTGGAGTCACCTCAACTGATACTGGGCCTGCGCTGCAAGCTGCTAAGTTAGCTGCAGTTAGACGTGGAGAATCTCTTGAGCCGACTCGACGTGCTTATGCCCCTGATGCTACTCAACAGATTCGGGAGGAAGCTAAAGCTCGTCAAGCCTTCTATGATGACATTCTCTCTAAGGCTGGTAGAGGCCCCGGTGGGGAGATTAGCCTTCGAGCTGCTTTGGGGGTAATTGCTCAGATGGAGGGTCAACGTCTTCAGTCCGAAGCTAAGCTCCGCGGACAGGACATTACCTTCGATACCGCTACTGCTGATAGAGAGCAGCAAGCGGAAATTGCTTTCAACCGTCAGCGGATCGAAGAGGTTCTTGGTCAGCTTGGCCTCCAGTCTGAAGCTGCTGACCGGGCCTCCCGTGAAGGTCTCGCCTCGGAGGAACTGGCTCAGCGAGCTGCTCAATTCGAAAAGACTTACGGACTTGAACAAGGAGATCAAGAGCTTCAGAGGACTCGACTCGCCGCGGAGACTGCTGCAGCTGGTCAGAAGGCAGTGACTGATCTAGCAGAAACTCGTCGCAAAGCAGAGAAAGATCGAATCGACGCTCTAGCGAAGCTTTCTGGGTTTGCCACTGGTAAAGATATTGAAGGCATGCCTGTCGCCTCACCCGAAGTCTTTAAACTCTTGGAACAATTCCTCTATCCTAGTGATAAGAAGAAACTTGGTGATGAGAAGTAATAGGAATAATATATGGCCCTTACTGAAGCTCAACTTAAAGCTATTGAAGAGTATAATAAGTCTCGGACCTCTTCACCAAAGCTAGGTCAGACTCAAGACACTCGTTGGGAGTTTACCAAGGGTGTCTCTTCTGGTATTGATCAACTACAGGGCATGGGCTACGGCCTAGCTGCTCTTGCTGGTGATGCTATTGGGTCTGAAGGCTTACGTGAATTCGGCTTAGAGGGATATGAAAGGAATGTCCAAGAAGCCCAAGAGAATGCTCCTCGTATAGGTCGAGTTGAAGACGTAGAGAGTTTTGGGGACTTCACTGATCTGGTCTCTGGTACGCTTGGCCAATTGGTTCCAACTGCAGCTGCTATGGCTACTGGCGGCGGCTTGGCTGGTATGGCTGTTAAGTCTGCAGCTAGAAATCAAATAACCAAGCTAGCTGGAGAAGCTCTCGCTAAGAGAGTCGCTCTGGCTCAAACTGCTGGTACCTTCGGAGCCTCTATGGGGATGGCAACTGGCGGCATCTATGGCGATGTAGCTTCTGAAGGAGCTGAAGGGGCTGGTGCTATTCTGCCAGCTTTGGCTGGTGGTGCTGCGTCTGGCGCTTTAGATGCTCTCCCTATTCTACGTCTTGGTAAAGCTTTTGGGTTCGGTGGTGAGCTGAAGAAAAAGATTGTCGGGAAGATAGGCGAGCGCATTGCCAAAGAGGGCGGAAAGCAAGCATTCATCGAGGGTGGGACGGAAGCACTACAGTCTACTATTGAAGAAGCTACTAAAGCCTTTATCATGGAGCGAGGTCTCCCAGATGATATGGGATCTATTCTGCTTAACTCTGTTGTCGCTGGCGCTATCGGTGGTAGTGTTATGGGTGGCGCTACTGGTGCTATCGCTGGTGAGTCCCCTCCTCCTGGTCCCATCGAGAAAGCAGCTCAAGGGCTGGAGAAGCAAGTAGAAGAAGGTAAGAACCCAGTATCTGGTGAAGACTTTGGATTCTCTGATATTGCCGCTGCATCCAATCAACTGCAGAGTATTGACCAGCAAATCAAAGCAAACCCCAATGGCCCTATGGCTTCTAAGCTTCGTGAGAAAGCTGGTGTAGTCTTGGATGAGATCGCCAATAAATACATCCTGGGCGAGACCGATGCTGAGGGTAAACGAGTAGAGCCGATTAAGGTCGCCAAGATGGAAGCCGAGGATCTCATCAACTTCTACCGAGATTATGTCGGTGGAGGGGAGATCGAGATCGGCGGAGTAGCTCCCGAGACGAATGAGCAACGTGAAGCTCGACTAGCCGATGAAGAGGCTGCTCGTGTTGGTAAGGCTGAGCGTGAACAAGGCACTATGGCTGAGGGCCCTCAAAATATTGCTGAGGAAGAGCGTGAGGCTATGAACCAGCAGCTCAATGCAGAAGCTGCAGCCCAAGTAGAAGAAGAGCAAATCCTCCAGGCCGAGACTGAGAAACTAACTAACGCTATTGAGGAGAGAGCTGAGGAGATTGTTAATCCTACCCCAGAGCCAGAGGCTACCCCAGAGCCAAAGCCTGTTCCTGAGGTAGAACCGGAAGATCCTATCGAGCCAGAAGAAGTTGCGGAGACTGTTCAGGACACTAGTGACGAGGATGTCATTCGTGAACTCCCTGAGTTTATCCCCCAAGAAGAAGCCCCGGAAGTAGCAGCGGAAGCTGAAGCACAAGCTGAGATCGCCACTGAGCGCCGAGAGCCTGAGATTGAGAAGGCTGAAGCTATTGCTGTAGAGGCTAAGATTGCTGAGCAGACTGAAAAGGACCTCGCAGAAAAAGTAGCTGAAGACAATCAGAAGCTGGAGGAAAGCCTTCAGGTAGTCAGAAATATGGCCTCCGAAGGAGCTTCTATCGAATCCCTTAACAAAGCTCTTGACCTTATCTCACAGAAGACTGGTAATCCAGATGCCCGTGGGATGGGCGAGGCTATTATCATCGAAGAGATGAAAAAGCGTCAGGAGAATTACAATAAGTGGGCTGAGTTCTACCGGTTGTCTGAGAAGCCAGTAGACTCTTTTACAGGTACTCCGCCGGTTGGTTATGTCTTTGGTAGCGATTATGTTCCTAGTAAGTTCTGGAATGCTCGTAGAGTAATTAAACCTGATGAGTACATGGATGGTGTCCGTGAAGACATGGAGAAAAACTTCGGCCCCGATCCCTTTAAGAAGGAAGCTAGTAATCTTGCAGACAAAAAAGCAAAGACAGTTCAAGAACCTGCCCTTAGTGATTCTGAAGCGGCAGAAGGTGGCCAAGTCCAAGAAACGATGGAAGACCGAGACGCAGAGAGAGCGCGACGCCTTCCAGAGCTAACAGTCCCGCAGATGCGTCAGCTTCTGAAGGAAGCCAATGTCCCTGGACGCTCTAAGTTCAAGAAGAAACCTGATCTCGTTAATGCTGTCCTTGAGAACATTAATGGTCTTGAGACGACTATTGATGAAATGCTTTCGTTTAAGAAGGGCGCTAAAAAGCCTACAGCTAAGGCCACCCTAAAGAAGCAAAAAGAAGCTAGGGATGCACTAGAGGCTAAGCGCGAGCGTGAAGCTGCTCTGGCTGATGACCCTCTAGCACAAGCTGCTATGGAAGAGGGGATCGATATCCCCGAGGTTACCAGAGACGGTGAGAATATCGGTAAAGAAGAGCTCCGCAAGATGGAGCAAGAGATGCTTGACCTTGAACGGGGCCAGGATGACCTAGCTGGAACAGGACTTGAAGATTTCGGATCTTATGATGAGGATCCATTTGAGTTCAGTGTGACTGAAATGGGTAAAGGGATGGAGTTCACCAAAGCAAAAAATATTGCTAAGGGAGAACTAAGACAAGTCCTTGAGTCCTCTGAATACAACGAACATCAGAAAGAAGTCGCTGAGCGGATGATCAGGTACATTGATGAGAAACAGATGATCCCTGACTATAAGCTCTATATAGACATGCAGTCTGATGCAGCTCGTGATGCTATGGGGCTAAATGCTCCTAGTGGGAGCCTTCCCCAGCTAGAGGGGAGGGAGGTCCTACTTAATGACAATCCGCTTTTCAAGTACAGACTTACGGGACAGTGGAAGAAACGAGCGGGGCGGTATGTTCTCCAGGGTATTGATCAGAAGACCTCACAAACTGTTTGGACTACTGCAGGCTCGTTGGGCCTTAACTCTGAGGTGGATGCCCTTATTCGTCGTTCTGAGATGAAGGTTATCAGAGATTTCGAGAAGAGTCCCGCTCGTACTGCTGAAAGCTTTTCCCGCTCCATTCTGGAGCAACGTCTACAGTTCGGTGTCCGCGGAAACTATATCCCTGGTGACACTGAGTTCGCTAAGAGATACGAAAAGCGCATCAAAGAACTGGAGAAAGATTTCTACAACTGGGTATCCAAGCTGAAGATTCCATCGGGTGAGATTAAGTTTGTCTTCATCAAAGATATGAGTGATGCCCCAGATAGTCTAGGTCGCAAAGCCACTCTTCCTGTAGAGCTTGGCTACGGTGGAATGCATAGAAGTAAGCCCGGTGCTCCTACCGAAATCTACATGAACCCACATAACTTTGTTCTGTATCAAGACTACAAGAAAGAATTCTTGGGCACCTTCCTGCATGAACTAGTAGGTCATCATGGTCTTCGCAGGCTCTTCGATTCTATCGGATTCAATTACGCTAACGGCGGTATCTCTAAGTATGACGATTTTCTTGATCGTATTGCTGACACTAATAGAGAGATTCTAGAGAAGGCTCTGGATCTCCGTTTCCGTTGGGATAAGATTGACCTGAAAGGTGGTCGACTAAAGGGTCAGAAGGGCTCTGGTATCCGCCCTTATACAGTAGTGGGTCAGGATGGGAAGACTAAAGAGACTATCTATGTCTCCAATGAAGCACGTCGTCGTCTCCTAGACGAATATATTGCTGAGCGAGCTAAAGAGTTCAGTGATCCTAAGCTCCGTGAGAAATGGACGAAGGGTGAAGAGAGCCTCATGAAAAGGTTGAGGACCTGGGTTAAACACAGACTTCGCACTATCTTTGGAGAGCATAAAATCACCGATGAAGATCTGATGGCTATGGTTGCTCAATCCTATGAGAACCTATATGGCCAGGGCGTTGCTTTGCCTAATGCAAAGGGCAAGAAGAAGCTGATGGTCAAGCCTCGTCTTGAAACTCTTGCCCAAATGACTGAGCAAGATGTCGGGTATGATCAGTTTTCTCCAGCTGAATCCTATAATGAAGCAGCAGATAATGGAGATCTTCCTCCGCGCACTAAAGAGGAGGCCTACCAAGAACGTTTGGAAGCTCTAAAGCAAGCAGCTGCAGAGGGTATGAGTATTAAAGAGATCACAGCTGCTGATGCTGTAATGAATAGTGGGTACGCTGATGTCACCGAGAATGCTTTCACTTCCTATGGAATCAAGGTATGGCGTAAGTTCCGTAATGAGTTCACCCCAATGTACTCTTTCTTCAATGCTGAGGGAACCCTTCGTAACCATAAGATGAAGGAGGCAGTAGCCCAGAAAGTCTTGGGAAATATTGAGCGTACCAATGTTCTGGCTCGTAAAGCCCAGAAGGTCCTGAAAAACCTGTCTCAGCAACAGAAGCGAGTTGTGATGGAGTTTATGCGGAGTGACCGTATCAATGTTGAGGATATCAATCTAACCCAGAGCCAAAAAGACGCACTAGTATCTTATAAAGAAGAGATCAGTAAGTTCGGTGAGCGTCTGGTACGGATTGGTAAACTAGATCCTGAGACTTACCTCGCGAACCAAGGAAAGTATCTACCAGCTCGATACATGTTGTATGCATCTCGTGCTATGGGTTCTGGGCGTAAAGCTTCTCCCTTAACTTACCTGATGAAGAAAGCTCCAGAGCTGACTGCTCGTGATAAAGCTATGCTTGGTGAATTGCAGAACCCAGAGTTCATTATTCCCGAGGCTCTCAGCCTGATTGGTCGTGACGTTGCTCTCCTGGAGTATACACACCTAATAGGGAAACTCTCTTCAGAGAAGGATCTCGGATGGGTGCTTGGAGACAATAAGATCGAACAGTACAATACTGGTAAAAAGATTACTATTGATCGTGCAGAAACACTGGTAGAGAGCTACCGAAAGATTCTGGAAGATGTACGCAGAGGTGATCTGACCTATGAACCAGAACATGTAAAAGCGCTAGAAGAGGAGTTGGCACATACTGAGAATGAACTCAAGAAGTACAATGAAGCTCTAGAGGCCAAGATTAAGTCAGAGGTTGGCCTGCCCCTTGACCAACCATTCCCGGCTGATGAGTTCAAGAAGGCTGTGTCTCATGCCTATCGAAAGATGCCTATGGAACGAGGCTATGGAGATCTGGCTGGGCGTTGGGTACGTAAAGAGATCTATGATGAGTTCACAGAGACCACCTTTGCTATCGAGGATATGAATGGTCTAACTAAAGCCCTGGCTCCTGGCGGTAAGATGGACAGAGCTAACCAGCTTTGGAAACTGTCGAAGGTCGTCTTGAACCCACCTTCTTGGTTCCGTAATGCTATCGGTAACTTTGTATTGCTGGATATAGCCTCTCCTACTAATTCTCTGAAACTCATGAAGATGTGGGTCGAAGAGTTAGTCAAGGTCTATAAGGGCAAGCCCTCTGAGTATTGGGCAGCCGCTCATGAACATGGTCTATTCGGAACTACCTATAGCTCCAGCGAGATCTACCTACTCTCTGAGATGACCAATGCCACTCACGCAGCTAAAGTCGCTAGAGAGATGCAGAATCTAGAGGGATCCGTAAAGTCTCAATGGCTTAAAATTCAGGGGATGATGCTAGCCACTGGAGAGGCTGCGGCTAATTTCTATGGTGGACTAGAAGGTGTTTCCAAGGCTGTAGCCATGAGGGATTACATTGAGCGCTGGACTCGTGAGAACGGTGTAGATAGCCTGAAGAGTCTTGACCAAGCTCAACGTGATGCTGTTATGAACAGGTCTGTTATCCACGCTAATGAGGCTATCTTTGATTACTCCAATGTGACTGCTTGGTTTAAGGACCTGCGTCGTAATGCTTTCGGTGCTCCATTCATTACATATACAATGAAGGCACTCCCAGCTGTTGTTCGTGGGCTCTCTAGGAACCCTCAGAAGTTTATCAAATATGCCGCTCTCCCATCTATTATGAGCGCCTATGCTGTCAGTTCTTTAGGAGATCTGACTCCCGAGGAGATAGATGAGATTGAGAAGAACATGCCTAAGTGGATGCGAGAGAAGTCCTCTGTGTACTTGTGGCCGACTAAAGATGCCAACGGTAAGATCGTACCCGTAGACTTTGGGTACTACTTCCCTTGGGCTCCTTGGCAAGATGTAGCTACTAAGAGTATCGGTAAGTTCCAGTACGCTGAGACTGGTGAAGACTATGCTTACGGAGCAGTCTCTGCAGCTTGGGATGGAGCTAATAGTCTTGGCTTACTCGGAGGTCCTATCCCAACCACTATTGTATCTCTTCTGTCCAATAAAGATACCTTTATGGGTAGGGAGATCGTAAGTGCAGGGGACTCCGCAGGCACCGCGCTCGCTAAGATCTGGAACTACGGCTACGCTATGATGGCCCCTCCATTCTTGACTAATCACGGTGTAGCTGGTAAACTTATGGATCATTATGACATGAGTATCTTAGGGCTTCCCAATAACAATGTTGACATTGAAGGGAACCAAAAAGAGACAATGTCTCAGTCCATACTCCGCGGTCTAGGTGTAAGCAGCTATGCAACTACAGTCAAACAGACTAAGTATCGTCGCGCTCAAGAGCACAAAGCTGAACTAAGAAAACTACAAACTGCAAGATCTAAGGTTGTAAAGAACCAGGGACTCTCTAAACAACAGAAAGTTAGAGAAATTCAAGATATCAACAGACGAATGATCCTGCTCAACAGAAAATACAGTGAGACTACGAAATGAGAAATGAGAAAACTGAGTATGATGGCGATCAGGACACTCGTCTCTCTCGACTAGAAGCAATCGTGGAGAACCTAGCTCTCGAAGTTAGGGACCTCAAGGAGATTATGGTTGCTTCCGGAAAGACTAATTGGAATGTTCTGGCATCGTGGGCAGCAGTTATTTTGGCTATCATCTCTATCGGTGCCTCAGGTTATATCTCAGACCTATCTAATCTAGAGAAGAAGATGGATGAGATCACTGCTAGGCAGATAGAGATGAGAGTCATTGAGGCTCGCATGGAGGAGCGCCTTCACTGGACACTAAAAGAGGCTGATCATCACGAATGATTTACTTTAACTATTCAGAATTTGACTCACCAGACCAACCGGGATCTGGAGAAGCCCACATGGACCCTGAGTTCTTAGAGATGCTTGATAAGGCTAGGATCATCTCAGGAGTTCCCTACAATATCACCTCTGGATTCAGGACTGAAGCCCATAATAGGAGTGTTGGTGGAAGCCCTACTTCAAGCCATAGGGACGGGTATGCCGCTGATATTGGATATAGCTCTAAGAAAGAGGCCCTTCGAATCATTCAAGGGCTTGTAAGAGCTGGCTTTAGGCGGATAGGGATGGCCAACACATTTATCCATGTAGATAATGACCCGAATAAACCGGAGGCCTACTGGGGCTATGAGTAACTTCATTTACAAACACGGCGTACTGAGTGTACTCGTAGCTCTATGGGCTATGGGTCTCGTAGGCTATGCTACATACATGATGTTCTCAGACATCTCATTAATTACCGCGGCTGCTAATGCTGCCTATGCATCTCTGCTGGGACTGCCTCCAGCAGCAATAGCACTTTATAAATGGAGAAATTCTAATGTGGGGAACAGTACTAAGCCTCGGTCCAAAGATTCTGGGGATAGCTAAAGGCAACCCTATGATCATAGGGGCTGTGCTAGCCATAGCATTCTCTGGATGGATTGGATATAAGGTAGCTCAGGCTAAATATGAGTCTGAGAAAGTTGAAGCTCTTGAAAACCTTATCATACAGCAACAGTTGATCTCTGAAGAAAACATGGAGATTAACGAAGATGTCGTTGAGGTTGTCGAGGTTATCAGGTGGAAAGAACGGGTAGTTCTTGAACAGGTAGACAATTATGTGGAAGAAAATTCTAGTGCTCTTGATTGCGAGCTTGATGCTGACGGGCTGCAGCTTTGGAACTCTGCAGGTCAGGAGTGAATACCCAGCACAGACGCTGGTGAAGTGTCCTCCTCGCGTGGATGCGACGGACGGTAGGTTTAAAGCGTTGATTAAGCATCACGTCCGACAGAACGCTCAATACGATGAGTGTGCTGCCAGACATAATGAGTTAGTTGACGTTATTCAGGAGAGATCTCAATGAACGTTGCTTGATACAACTTCAAGTAGCATCGGGCGATCTCTAAGAAGCCCATCTCCTCTTCAGTGATAGTACTCGGGTCTCTCCCATAGAAGTTAGCGACATACTCTGCAAGATTATCTGCAATCTTACCAAAAGTATCTCTCTCTTCTATGGAGAACCTTTCATTGCCATCAGACATCTGACGACTCCCCAATGATTTTATTGATCTCTCCAATCGAGTTATCGATTCGATACTGAAGGCCATTCAAAGCCAGTGAGCGTACCTCTGCATCATTCATGATCTTCAATTGCTGTTCAGTCTCAGCAATCACTTGGTTCTTCAATCCTTGCAGCTTATTCTTCTGCTGGATAAAACCCTTCATGATACCATCAAATTTCTTATGTACGTCAGTCATCATATTCTCCTGATTAATCCCAAAGGCTTCCTGTTAAGGTGCCAGTTTTAGCGTAGTCGGTGGATCGCTTTTCGAAGAAGTTGGTGTGGACTTCTGCGTTGATGATCCAATCAAGCCATCCCAGGGGGTTATACTTAACTCCATAGTTAGCTTTGAGCCCCAATTGCAGCAATCGTCTATCTGCGATATAACGGATATACTGTTTGACTTCTTCAGCCTCAAGACCCTCAATGCCGCCCATCTCAAAAGCAAGGTCGATAAAGTGATCTTCAAGTTCAACCATCTTTCTCGCAATCTCATAGATCTCCCTCTTGAAGTCATCCGTCCAGATCCATCGATGCTGTTTAATGAACTCCCTGAAAAGCCATAGCATTCCTTCGATGTGTAGAGACTCATCTTTGATGCTCCACTCTACGATGGTACACATACCCTTCATCTTGTTGAACCGCTGAAAGTTCATCAAGATCGCAAAGCTACTGAAGAGCTGTAAGCCCTCGGTGAAACCTGAGTAGACAGCTAGGCTTTTAGCCACACTCTCTAAGTACTCATTACTCCCCTCCTCTCCAACGATTTTGAACTGCTCAACATAGTTGTGCTTGTCCGCCATCTCCTTGAAGCTCGTGAAAGCTTGGTACTCTACCTCATCCATCCCTACCGTATCAAGTAGGAGACTATACGCATGCATATGGACTGACTCCATATTAGCGAAAGCTCCCATCATCATCCTCAGTTCCGGTAGTTTAAAAACCGGGATATAGTTATCGAAATACCCTTGAGCTACATCGGCGTCTCCCTGTGTGAAGAACCTAAAGAGCTGTGTCAATAGATTCTTCTCAGGAAGAGTAAGCTTGTTATTCCAATCAGATACATCTGTGTGGAGTGGAACTTCTTCAGGAAGCCATCCCATCTTCTGTTGCTGATGGTAGAACTCAAATGCAGCTGGATACTGAAAGGGTTTATAGTGTGCCCTTGTGTCCAGGATGCTGCTCATTACTTCACTACCTCCCCATCCACCTGGATATACATGATCTTGTCGGGGTTGAAGATTGTATACCCCTCATCACTGAAGATCCGTAACCAAGTTCCAGATGCATCAAACCATTTTACGTTGTTTAGAACAACTACTCGGTCTTCCAAGTACATCCTACGAGTCTTCTCATCCACGTTAACTCTGCTATGTGCAGCCATCATTATTCTCCTCTAGCCCTTTTAGGCCTTCAATCAAGTGGTCAAGGACTGCCTGGGCCTCAAGATACTCACCGTCCTTGATTAGTTCCTGGCAAATCTTTAACCACATCTCTGCATGTATTACCCTTCGCAATTCAGACATTCGTCTGCACTCCCGAAAGGATCATCTAGCCGAATTCTCTCTACACTTTCTGAGAGGTTCTCGGCCTTCCTTGCCCCCTCAGATCGACAGTAATAGAGGGACTTCATTCCCTTAGCCCAAGCTAGTGTGTGGAGCCTGGAGAACTTCTTGATATCATACCCTTGGTAGATGAACAGATTCACAGACTGTGACTGACAGAGGTAAATCTGACGATCCCCCGCTAGTCCAATAATGTACTCCTGGTCAATCTCCTTGGCAGTCTTGAAGACCTCTTTCTCCCATTCAGTCAAGCAGTCTATCCCTTGGACTGATCCATCGTCAACCAAGATCTGCTTCCAGACCTCATTTAGCCACTCTCGATCTCGTCCAAGCTCTTTCATTCGCTCATAGAGGATCGCCTCCAGGTGCTTATTCTTGATCTCAACCGTGCCAGTAAGAGTCTGCTGTACGTAAGCATTCGCTTTCCAAGGCTCGATGCTGGGACTAGTATTAAGAAGAATACTTGTAGAAGCATTAGGAGCAATAGCAAGAAGATGGGCATTACGTAGTCCAGTCCCGACCATATCCTCTGGCTCACCACGCTCTTTAGCCAAAAGCTTCGAAGCTTCAACTGCCCTCTCCTTAACCAATCTAAAGACCCTGTGGTTGATAGAAGCAGCCATCACATTCTCAAATGGAACATTCTTAGACTGTAAGTAGCTATGGAACCCCAAGGCTCCCAGACCCAGAGACCGCTCTGCTGCCGCGGACTTCACTGCTTTCGGGATATGCTGGGCATTCCTGATAAAGTACTCCAAGACATTATCCAAGTATCTTATAGCAAAGTAGATAAAATCTGGATCCTCTGACCACTCATCAAACTTCTCTACATTCACAGAGGCTAGACAACAGACCGCTGTTCGTTCATCGTTAGTAGGAAGGGTAATCTCAGAGCATAGATTACTGTGATGAATCTTCAGGCCTTTAGCTTTCTGAGTCTCTGGAAGATCTCTGTTAGCCGTATCTACAAAGAAGATATATGGCTCACCAGTAGCTGCTCTCAATTGCAAGATCTTCTCATACAACTCACGAACCTTTAGCGTACCAGTTACTTGTCCACTGTCTGGATCAATTAGATGCCAGTCAGGATCTTCCCCATTCTCAAGGGCATCTCTAACCAGTTCCATGAATACATCCGGGATATTAACTCCTTGATGAAGGTTCAAGTTCTTACGGTTGATATCGCCTCCGGAGGGCTTACGCATCTCCAGGAACTCGATGATCTCTGGATGGTCAAGATCCATATAGGCTGCATAAGAGCCCCTACGAGTCTTGCCCTGAGCCCATGCGAGCATTTGGCTATCAACTACGTGAAGAAAAGGTATGCTACCAGTGCTAACAGACCCATTGCTAGTAGTAGCTCCATCAGAACGTATATCGCCCCAATAGCCACCAATGCCTCCTCCGAAGGACGATAGCCAAGCATTTTCAGTATAGTGAGCATTTAGTCCTATCCGACTGTCAGGCACATAGTTCAAGAAACAACTGATAGGCATCCCACCCTTTGTACTCTTGAAGTGTGTACTATTAAAGCTATCAAGTGGGTCTCCTTCAGCCCAAGAGATCCTCTCAGGAGCTGTAGATAACTCAGGAGATGCCGCGGATAGCCACTGCATACTCAGGTACTGATAGATCTTCTCAGCCATCTCAGGATAATCGGAGAAAGCCCGAGCAGTACGCAAATACATCTCTTGTGGGCTCTCTTCTCCTGGAATGAAATACCTATCTTTAAGAGTGAGCTTTGCGAAGTCCGTCAGCAAATTGTCACGTTCATAATCAATCACTCCCTTCCTCCTTTACTATGCACATGGCTTGGTACAACTGGTCAGCGCGCATTTCGGCGTCGGCACCCTTTACTATAATCGCCCCTGGTTGATTCCATTCGGCTGGCTCATTCATAAAGAACTGATTCCATGTATCGACAGCCTCCTGATTGCTCTCGTTGGCCTTGATAGAAAACTCCAAGAGAGCTAACACATTCCAAGCAGCATGAGCTAAGTGAGCCAAGCCAGATTCCTCATCCACTCCATCCTGCATGAGATGCCGGAAGAGAGCATCTCGATATCGATCAGGATCTACGGTCTTCCAGCCATTCGGGGTATACTTCTCAGCACCGAACGTCCCAACCTTAGCAACCTCCATAAGCGCCTTGTTAAAGCCGCCCAATACCAAGCCAGCTCGTGGCTTACCCGCGTCGTATTTAACACCTGCTTCAGCGCTCATCACCGTCACCCTTAATAGTTCCTGCCTTCAACCGACCCGTCAGTTTATCCCGATTCTCAGCCATAATCTCCTCAGGGCTCCAACCAAAGTGATCGCATAGTCGAACCATAAACCAGAAGAGATCTCCCATCTCTTTTCGGGCTCGATCCATCGCTTCGTCAAGCCCATAGTCCCCGCGGTCATTCTTTGCGAATGCAGAGAAGAACTCTCCGACCTCTCCAACAAACCCGTTCATCAGATAGTCGTACTCATGCTCTTTTGGGTACTTGGCTACAGTTCGAGTAAAAGCCATGTAATCATCGATCAAGATCTTACTCATGTTGTTTCCTTAGTGAGTGATTTCATCATCAGATTTCCTTGCTACCAATGGATTCAGTTTGATAAACTTGATGTTATCAGACGGGATGATCAATAGAGGGATCTCAGATAGATTATCATTGTAGAAGACTAAAGTATCATTGGCACCCTCAGCATTCCCGAAGGCAGTACAAACTGCTTCCATTGGATCTGAACCATCGCGCCATACAATGGTGATCTTTGTTTCCTCATGTTTTCCGTCTGGAAAGTTCACAACAGCCATATATTTCTCCTTCTTCTGCGAGAAGATCCAAAAGAAACTCTCGCATCTCGTAGTTATTTTTTATCAAGCTCAGTAGGTGATCCACTTGAACTACAGCCAGTGTTGGCTTGCGGTTCTTTTTCATGATCAATAGAGGCTCATAGTCACCTTTATGATCTGTGGCCTGCTGATAAGCCTCATAGACATTCAGCTTTTCTACCCATTTACACTCAATAACGTAGGGCATACGTACTCTAGCAGCTGGACTAAGTTGGACATCCTCTCCACCCTGGCCCATACCCGTAGATCGTACATCATCTTCTTCCAGATCTTGGAACAAGTCTAATATACGATCTCGGACCTCCTGCTGTAGCTTACGCCCTTTCTGTTTAGCGCTCGCTGGTTTCAATAGCTACCTCTCATCTGGTGGAAGCCAGAGCTCCCCATCGTACTTTTGCATCCATAAAAGCCTAGCGATTTCCGTTACCCGCTCACGTAGTGGCATGTCAGGTTTTGGCATACGCTCTCGCTTCTTAGGATCATCAAGTGCATCCTTATAACACTCTAAGCAAAACTCCCACAGCTTCTGTTCGTCAGTTGTCTTAAGGGATTCAATCATCTTATCAGCTGTCTTCATCCCAACACGATAGATACCATAGATGTTATCCGTCATGTCCCCAACTAGCAGTTGCTTGTAGAAAAACTTGATACCCTCTTCCCAGGAGACTGTGAACAGTTGATTCTTAGGGACGTTAAAGTGATCCCCTGGAACCATGTTCAGGTCTTTATCCTGAGTTACAATGCAGCTCTGTCTCCCTTCCTTGCGGTACTTATACTGTGCCTTGGACATACCATCGTCCGCCTCACAGTTTGTCTCCATTGTTCCGCCGTATTCATCCATGATGAGATCTCTAGTGTACTGCCAATAGTAGGGCCTGCGCTCTACTTCTCGGTTTCCCTTGTACGGGATGATAGTACCTAGCTTATATCTGAAATTCCCATCATCGTCTGATGTGAGAAAGATCTCATATACAGGACACTTAGTTCGCTCCTTTATAAAGCGGAGTATACGATCTAAGTGATACCTTACAGCTACTACATTTCGTGGTATAACTAGCTCTTCGATCTCCCAGAAATCATTCTGGTCCTCTTCAAGCCATTCAACCAAGTCTTGCTTACAATCGAACGTCCAACGCTCTTTTGTTTCTGTGTTAATCAGGACCTTGAAGCTTTCTTGAGTGAGATGGCCGATCTTATAGACCAGCTCATCCCCATCAATCAAAGCAACTCGATCAGTGCTTGTACCCATCTCGAAGAGAAGCTACGGCGGCCACATTGCCGTCTGCTTCCGCTGCTTCCAATTCCTCTGAGTGAATACGAGCATCCCACTCAGCACTCAACTGCTCCAAGTAGTTAAAGGCCTGCGGTGCATAAGTAACCTCCTCCTCAACTACATCAGTCTCCTTGTTATAGATAATGTATACGTTCCCCTTCATTTCAGGGTCTCGCACACTCTCACCGACGATCAGTCGATAGACACCCATTTCCTTAAGTACGGTGCCTTTTAGCATTACAGGTCCTCCTTAGATACCGGCTTAAACTCTGAACCACCACCACCGGCGTATTCGACCAGTTCAATGACTTGAACTCCTTCCAGATCAGCAGACATACCGCTACCGAAGCTGTTGTTATACTGGTATGGACGGATCTGTACCAATACCAATGAGCCGTTGCCAATCTCTTCATTGAACGGATTAGCATCTGCATCTACAACATTCGGCTTTCCTGCCTCTTCGCCAGTCACCTTCAGTACGTTACGCTTAACCTTGAAGACGTTATTATCTCCATCCTTCTTGACTTTCAGGCCAGCCTCTCGCAGCTCTTGTGCGACATCATCCTCGACAAGTAGAGTAATGCTGTACTTTGCAGGTGGGAAACGGTCGTCTGGTTTCTGAACGTGTGCCCAATTTGCAATACCTTTTACCAACATAAGTTTATTTCTCCCTAGCTCCTTCGAGCTATCTAGATAACGGATAGCGGACTGCAAGATCGCAGGGTTATCTTGTAGCAGTCCAAGTCCAGTGTTACAGTTAGAGCATAAAAGCCCCCTAACTGCCCCTGTTTGATGGTCGTGGTCAACGCAGAGATGACCAGAGATAGTCTCGTCATCCGATCCACATATCGCGCAGCAACCATGCTGTTCATCGATCATAGTCAGGTAATGTTCCTCAGTGATACCATAACTATGCTTAAGGTGATGGCTCCTTCGGCCTTCAGTCTTACATGAAATGCAGTACATCGCCCTCCCATCAGGGGAGGATTCTTGTCGATGGAAAGCATCGAATGCCTTCTCTGTACCACACTTCGTGCAGACCTTACGACCTCTGGAGATATCATACTCTATCTCCTCTCTCGTTCGTGGCATACTATATTAGACAACCTCCTTACCAATAAAGTTCCATTAGTGAGTCTCAGCCCAGTTATTACCTACCATGTACTCAGCGTCCATAGGGATTCTCATCCCAAGATCGACACCTGCTTGGCGAATACTCTTCACACCAAGCTCGCCCACTCGACAATAGTGTCGGCTATAGATCCCATCATGTTCATGGATACCTGACCAGATTTGGTCGCCATAAGGCCTAGAGCGCACAGCTTCTAGGTTGTCCGATTCATAGGACAGTACAAACCTCTTAGGCACACCAGTTTGAAGTTCATCATGAACATTTGCAAGATACTCCCACTGAAGGCGCTCATCTCTCGCCCAGTGATCAAAGATCTGTGCAGACTTCTTCATGATGATTGAACCGCATGACTGAAATAGAGCGTTGAGAGCAGAGTGGCTAGACCGGATCAGGATCTTACGTCCATCGATACCGGGAACATAGCCATACTCTTCTGCCATACGCATGATCTTATCACGCAGTCGCCCTAAGCCTGGGTTGTTATCCCAAAACTCCTCGAATCGCGACTCAGCGATCTTCCTAGGAATCTTAAGAGTCTCAGCTAACTTAGGGACTTGTGCCCCATAAACGAGAGCATAGAATCCGTTCTTGCTGATATTTCGGTAGGGTGTGAACTCTGCATCGGCTTTCGTTAGCCCCTCAGTCTCTTCCGGAAAGAAGATATGAGCGTTATGCGAATGTACGTCACCCTCAAGTATCAGCTGAGCGAACTCGCCGCCATCAAACTTATAGGTATAATGCGCCATTACCCTAGCTTCTAGTCCAGCCCCATCCCAGCCAACTAAGTAGTCGCTTTGATGTGGTATGAACAGCTGACGCATCTGTTCCCCAAATAACACTTTTGGATCGGCCTTCGGCACATTAACGACAATTTTATGCTTCATCCTAGCGGTATTAGTTCCCGCTGAATCAGCACCGGCTGTCAACCTTCCGTCAGGTCTTAGCTTGTCGATCCAACCTTCGATTTGGGATTTGCGGTGAGCATAGGTATAGTACTCAGCGAGCTTTTTACCTATGGGAAGTTCCATCTGACTTAGTGTCTCAACTGGTTTCCCTTTGTCAGTTAGCTTCCATTTCTCACCACTTGGTGTCTTGAGCGTTGGTTTCCACCCGAGCTTAAGTAGCTGGTCCGCCAAACGCTCTCTTTTTGTTAATGATGGCTCTTCAAACGACACCCTAGTAAAAGGGCCACCAACCGAATGGACGTCCTCGCCCATATAGTTAACGACAGCTTGAGAATAGTCTAAGTTCTTCTTAAACGGCTTCTTAAGTTCTGTCCCGGCATACACCTCGTAGGATAGATAGGATCTGATGTCGCTATACAAGTCCTCTAGAATCGCATCCAACGTCTTGATGTGCTGGTGCGCGAGCTGTATGTCAAATGGGAAACCTGTGACCTCTTGTTGGTGTATGATCCAGGCTATGTATTGCTCTAGCTCAAACGCTGGAGCCCACTCCCAATCGCCTGCCTCCTCGATCATCTTGAGGAATGAGAGATGGTTGATCTCTACGTCCTCAGTACACCTATGAAGCATCTCCTTATCAAATGTTTCCCACTCATAGTAGGGCGGCTTACCGCGGCCCACTCGATAACCCCAAGTTGCAAGACTATGGGGAGTCATCTTGTCCAGTCTCCCTGTCAAGGGATTCACTACACTTGTAGGGCAGTTAACTGGCAATTGACGATCTGGGTTTAACACCTTAGAGATTACAAGTGTATCGACTACCTTCTCTAAGGGCCATGAGAAGCCCATAAGCTTCTCTAATACCGGTAGGTCGTATGAAATTATGTTATGACCTACAAGAAAGTCCGCGGAGTAAAGCTCATCTGTGGCATACTTCAGCGTATTCTCGTAATACTGGTTGACTGTGCCAGTCTGGAGGTCCTTTATTACGATACAATGTACTGTGTCCGGGTCAAACCCATTTGCCTCGATATCGAATACGAGGTACTTCTCACTTTTCAAGTCATACATTTACTCTCCTAAGGTGCATAGGGAGGGAGGTCCTCGCCTTCATCATCGAGCTCTATCTCGTTTATGAGATCTGCAAGCTCTTCCTCTGCATCCATTTGATCTCCATTAATCAGAGCTTCATGGATATCCGATAGTCGATACATAATATCTGTTTTAGTCATTGTCTACTCCTAATCAATAGGTCTTGATATTGGACAACAGGAACTCCATAAAGTTTCATGTTCTCCTCTACGCATACATTGAGATATCTTGGATCATCAATAGTATTCTCATGAACATGGCCATGAGCATTCGCATTCCCCCTTAGCTCTTCCGGATGGATAGGAGCATGAGAGAGCCAAATTCCTTTATACTCACAGAAACCGCGGATCACATTGAAGTATTGTGTATAGGCCTCTATACCCATGTCATCATGGTTGCCTAGAATGAGGTTCTTGGTTCCATTAATTCTTCCGATCTTACTCAGATGATGCCACCCATCTCCTGGTTTATCCAATGTACCTGGACGACCCCAAGAGACGTCTCCTAGCATCCATAGATTGTCTTTAGGATGAACCACGGAGTTGATAGCATCTATAAGCCACTCATCATGTTCATCTACATTGGAGCCCTTCCGATACCTATAAGAAAACTTTACAATGTTCTCATGGCCTAGATGTAAATCCGATATAAAATATGTCTTAGGTGATGCCATTCGGAACCTCCTGCTCTTGGATTTGGTAGAGTCGCACAAATGACCAATCGCATTGATCTGCTCGTTTAACGCTAAACGAGTCTTCTTTGTCTAGGGCGACAAGAAATGAAGCTATGCCGAGCTCTTTCACCTTCACCCACCTCGGCAACGGAC